ATGCCCGACGCGAAACCCATCCTGTTCTTCGACACCGAGACGACGGGCATGCTGGTGCGGGGGCTCCCCGCGGACGACCCCGCGCAGCCGCGGGTGGTGCAGTTGGCCGCGGTGCTCGCGGACGCCGGCGGCGACGTGATCGCGCAGCTCTCGACGCTGATCCGGCCCGACGGCTGGACCGTCTCCGAGGGTGCCCGGGACGTCCACGGGATTTCCACGGACAGGTGTGCCGCGTACGGGGTGCCGATCGCCGCGGCGGTCGGGCTCTTCGACGCGTTGTGCGGGGTGGCGGGCGAGCTGGTCGCGCACAACCTGAGCTTCGACGAACGGGTCCTCGGGGCGGAATACGGGCGGCTCGGGCGGCCGGACTTCGCCGGCGGCCTGGTCGGATTCTGCACGATGCAGGCCGCCACGCCCGTCTGCCGCCTCCCCGGTCGCCAGGGCTTCAAGTGGCCGACGCTGGCCGAGGCGCACCGCCACCTGATCGGCACCGACTTCGTCGACGCCCACGACGCGCTCGCCGACGTGCTGGCGTGCATGCGGTGCTACTTCGAGTTGAAGCAACGGGCCGCGGCCAAGGCCAACGGCCAGGCCACCGCCCCCGCCCCGAGTTGATCCGCGGTTACCCACAGCATGGTTCTACGCGCCCCCGTGTTCCGAAATCCCGCGATCCGATGCCGAAACCTACGAACCATCCCAAGCTGAGCGCGGCGCTGCGGGAGCAGAAGGAGCAGGGCGCGCTGAAGGTCGAGACCTTCGCCGACGCCGCCCTGTGCTCGACGAGCACCGCCTACAGCGTGTTCCGCGACGGCGCATGGGACGAGTTGTACGCCGACATCCGCCACATGCTGGCCAAGCTGCCGGCGCCCGCGGCGGACGCGGTGCTCGGCGTGCTGCTGCCGGCGGTGTACGCGATGCCGCGGCGGCAGGACGCGTGCGGGGACATCAACGGGGACGGGCGGGTCGACGCGAAGGACGCCCTGGCGGGCGCGGTGCTGCTGACCGAGGAAGTGGCCACCACGCTGCGGGCCATCCACGGGGGCACGTGCGAGGGCGGGATCTTCACTGAACAACAGGGCGCCGCGCTGGGCGCGGCCGTCGACCAGATCCGCCGGATGGCGGACCGGCTGACGGCGCTGCTGCCGGCGGTGACCGCGGTGCGGCAGGACCGGCCGCGGATGAAGGTCGGATGACGCGGGGTGGAGCAGAGGCAGCTCGCCGGGCTCATAACCCGGAGGCCGGAGGTTCGAATCCTCCCCCCGCAATTCGGACGGACCAACTGACAAGGGAGGCAGGCCATGCACTACGCCGACAACAGCGTCGCCCACAGGGGCTGGGTCATCGACCCGGTGTGGAGCGACGCGGAGCAGCAGTGGGGCTACACGGCCACGAAGCCGGGCGAGGAGCCGCAGACGGCCGCCCCGGCGTGGCCGACGACGCACGGGGCGATCGCCGCGGCACGCCAGCGGATCAACGCCCTGGTCGACGTGCGGCGGCAGGCGGAGGACCGGCGGGCCGTGGCGGCGGCGGTGGCGCAGGAGTACGGCGACGCGGTGCAGCAGTGCCCGGACTGGCAGTGATGAACGGCAACCGCCCCAACCCCAACCGCCGGCTGGCCGCGATGTGGCTGGCGCTGCTGCTCCTGCCGTTCGTCGCCGGGTTCCTGGCGGTGGCGCTGATGCGGTGGGTCGAGTGGATGAGGTGACGACCATGCAGAACGGGACCCCGGTGAAGGACGTGCGCGGCGTCGACGTCGCCCAGGTGCGGGTGTCGCAGGCGACGCGGGACATGGCCAACGGGCGGTACCAATCGCCCGCGGCGGAGCTGGCCGCGGAGGTCGAGTCGCTGGAGCAGTGGATCGAGACGAAGAACGCCCGCAAGCGGCAGATCGAGGCCCGACTCGGCGTGCTCAACGGCCGGGTGAAGGGCCAGGCCCGCCTGCCGACCGACGAGTACCGCGCCATCGTCGCCGAGCAGGGGAAGCTCAAGAACGAATTGGGCGACATCCTGGCCGAGACGTCCCGCGAGGGGCTACGGCTGCACAAGCTGCGCGACCGTCTCCGCGCCGAACGTCCGGACGACAAGGCGCAGTCGGAGCCGATGTCCCCGATCTTGCGCGAGATCCTCGCGGAGTTGCGGGCGATCCGACAGTTGATCGAGCACCGGGTCGAGGTGATCGGTTCGGCCGACGCGTCGAGGGAATGAAGCAGGCCGCAGCGGGTGCCGCGGCCTGAGTGGAATTCAAATAGGGCGGCAGGGCCGTGAACCCTGAACTCCGCCCGGGATCGGAAGATGGGCAATCATATCGAGCAACCTGTAGCGCCGTCTACTGGAACCGGGGACGGGACTCTTCCCCACCCCGCCCACACGCCCGGCCCCTGGTTCGTCTTCGGCAACGGGCATTGCGTCGGCGGGCGCTTCACCCCACGCAGCGACCTCGGCGACGACCCCACCCAACAGACGGCCGGCGTCGCCATGTGCGCGATGAAGCTCCGGCCGCCATCGGAGAACGAGGCCAACGCAAAGCTGATCGTCTCCGCCCCCGCCGCCGACCTGATCCTCCGGATGCTCCAACGGGGCGTGGCCGCCTTCGACCCGTCGACCGCCGAGCTACGGTTCAACGGGCTGCGGTACAGCGCCCGCGATTGCGATTGGGACAAGATCGTCGCGGTCATCGGCTGGGAGAAGTGCCAGCGCGCCGCGTACGGACCGCGGGAGGGGGCGGGTTAAACCCCGCCCCCTCCCTTACGCCGGCCCCGCCGTCGAGCGACTGCGGGAGACCGCCCTGGTACGGGATAGCGGGCGGCCGCGGGCGAGACCCGGCCGGCGAGTGAAACCTTCGACGCGGGCGGCGACTGTCGCGTGTCCGACAGGCCGCCCACTCCACCGCGGCCGGGCGGCGCCGTCACTGGTTTGCCGGCGGCGCCGCCGGCCGCTTCTTTCCAAGGAACGATCTCATGGGACTAACCCTCAACCGGCGCCGCGGCGAGACGGTCCTGGTCGGCGACGCGGCCGAGGCCCGGGTCGACTGGCTCGGCCACGGCGCCGTCCCGCGCGTCGGGCTGAGCGTCCGCGTGGCCGGCCAAGTCCGCTACGTCACGATGCGGTGGCGCGAGCAGGTCCCGGTCGGCCCGGCGGTCGTGACGTTCTGCGGGATCTTCAACGGCGGGGCGCGGCTTGATTTCGCGGCCGACCGGTCGGTCAAGATCCTCCGGTCGGAGCTGGCGGCAACGGCCGCGACGTGAGACACGCGCCCCTCGCGGCCGCCGACACGGCGAAGAAACGCACGCTCTGGCCGCCGCGGGGGCCTTTGAACGAGGGATCAACGATGACGAGTCAAGCCCCATTTAGCGAACTGGCCGCCGCGCTCGGCACCGGCACCGGCACCGGCTTCCCGCGAATTGTCTGCCTCTGCGGAAGCACGCGGTTCAAGGACGCCTTCGTCACAGCCATGCGGGATGAAACGCTTGCCGGCCGAATCGTCCTCACGGTTGGGATGTTCGGGCACGTCGAAGGGCTCGACATGAACGGCCCGACTAAGACGGCACTCGATGAGCTGCACCTGAGGAAGATCGACTTGGCCAACGAGATCCTTGTGCTCAACGTGGGCGGCTACATCGGTGACTCGACACGCCGTGAAGTCCAGTACGCCCGCGACACCGGGAAGCCGATCCGCTGGCTGGAGCAGCCGGAGTAACGGGATGCCTGACAACAGCGACATCGAGTGGCGGCCGATCACGCCGACCGACCCGCCGGACGGGGCGATCGTCCTCACGCGGATCAACGGCGGGCTGCTCGGCGTGCGGAACGAGCAACGGCTCATGCGCGTCGGGCAGACGTGGCTGGCCGCGGACGCCAAGAGCGCCCCGGAGCAACCGAACGAATACGCCGCGACGCCGCGGCCGAAGGAGTGACCCGGTGGACCAGCAGACCTTACGCGCGATCGTGGCGGCGATCCTCCTGCCGTCGGTCGGCCAGTGCCGCCGACTCGCCGTCACCCACCCCCACTGCGTCGAGGACGCGATCAACCTGGCCGACACGCTGCTCGGGCGGGTGGCCGAGACTTCGGCGGCGGCGTCGTTCCTCGGGTCGCTCGACGCCGGGGCGCCGACGCCGGTGCCCGCGCCGCTGGCCGGGATGGGGCCGCCGGCGGCGAGGCAGCCGCCTTACGAGGCGCGCGCCAGCCACCACGGCTCAAACGTGTACGACGTGGTCCGCACCAGCGACGGCGCGGTGATGAGCGGATTGCACTCGCTCCCGCTGGACGCCGCGCAGGAGGCGGTCGACCGGATGAACGAGGCGGTCGCCGCGGAGGTGGCAGGCTGATGATCACCGCCGAACAACGCCAGCTTCGCCGTCGGTACATCGGGTCCAGCGACGCCGCCGCCATCCTCGGCCTCGACCCCTACCGCTCCGCGTCGGACGTCTGGATGGAGAAGACGGGCCGGCTCGACGACGCCGACCGTGGCAACGACCGTGGCAACGACGCCACAGCGGCGGGCAACGTGCTGGAGCGCGCCGTACTCGATTGGGCCGAGCGGTCACTCGACCGGCCGCTGAACCGCGACGTGATGAAGGTCGCCGGCGACCTTTGCGCCAACCTTGACGGGGAGTGGCCGGGGGCACTGGCGTCGGCACCGTTCGTTGTGGAGGCCAAAACGACCGGGATCGTCGGCTTACCCGACCCCGGCTACGGCGAGCCGGGCACGGACCAAGTGCCCGAGCGGGTGATCATCCAGACGCACCACCAGATGTTCGTGACTGGGTACGCGCTCGCGTGGGTACCGGTCCTGATCGGCGGCCGCGGCTTCTGCATGTACCAGGTCGAGCGGGACGAGGCGCTGGCCGCAGCGATCGCGGAGCGGGCGTCGGCGTTCGTCGACCGCCACGTGAAGACGGACACCCCGCCCGACGACTTCCGGCCGTCGGTCGAGATCCTCAGGCGCGCCCGCCGGCAGCCGGGCAAGGTGGTCACCCTCGACGATGAGATCGTCAGCCGGTTCGTCGTCGCCCGCGCCGCCCGGATCCAGGCCGAAGAGGCCGAGAGTTACGCACTGGCCGACCTGATTGCGGCCCTGGGGGACGCCGAAGCGGGGGATTACACGGCCGGGCGGGTGACCTACTTCCAGGCGACGCGCAAAGCGTACACGGTCAAAGAGTCCACCTACCGCACACTCCGGCTCGTGAAGGCCGGGAAAGGGACCGCATGAATGCGACGATGGAGTTGCCGGCCGCGCCGGCGCAGTCCAACGGGAACGGCGGGACCGCGATCCAGCGGGCCAGCGTCTTCGAGCCGATGGCCAAGCGGTTCGGCACGTCCGTCGCCGGGCTCCGGCAGATCCTCAAGGCGACGGTGATCAAGGGCGCCGGCGGCCGCGAGGTCACCGAGGAAGAGATGGCCGCGTTCGCGATCGTGGCCAATCAGTACGGCCTCAACCCCTTCACCAAGGAGATTCACGCGTTCGCCGACCGCGGGCGGATCGTGCCCATCGTCGGGATCGACGGGTGGGCCCACATCGTGAACGCTCACCAGGAGTTCGACGGCTGCGACTTCCAGGAGGAAGAGGACCAGCAGGGCAACCCTCACAAGACAACGTGCCGTATGCACGTGAAGGGCCGGGGCCACCCCGTCACCGTCACCGAGCGGTACGCCGAGTGCCGGCGCGGGACCGAGCCGTGGAAGACGATGCCGTTCCGGATGCTCCGGCACAAGGCGTTCATGCAGGCGGCCCGGCTCGCGTTCTCCGTCTCCGGTCTCTACGACGAAGACGAGGCGCGCGACATCATCGGCCACGCCGACCCCACACTGGCGGCAGCACAAAGCATGGCCACCGGGAGCCGCACCGCGGGGGTCCTCAGGAAAGTTACCGAACGCCCCGTGTCCGAGAACCAAACTTTCGAGCCGACCGCCACGGCCGAGGACGCGCTGGCGGCTCAGGCCGCGGCGGACGGCGAGACGATCGAGGTCGACCGGGGAGCGGACGGCGACGCCAGTGATCAGGTGTCGCAGGCGCTGGACGGCGCGGCCCCCGACGTCTCGACCTGGGCGTCGACGCTCGCCGCGGCCGAAGAGGCCGCGCGGGCGATCGGCATGGACCCGGCCACCTTCGACACCGCGGTCAACCTGTACGTCGTGAAGGCCGGGGCGAAGGGCAAAGAAGACCGGAAGCTCAGCCGCCAGCAGCGGCTCGACCTGGTGGCGGCCGTGCGGGAGAAGCGGCTCAACCCCGACGGCACGATCAAGCCGGCGTCGTAACCACGGCACTCCATCGGGCCACGGAGGTAAACACGGCCCGCAGTGCCGGCGCTGGTCCGCATCGCGAGCGGGCACACCGGAATTAAAGATCCTGCCACCGCCCTTGGCAGCGACGCCGACGCGCGACGGGGAGCCGATTGCACCGCGAGAGCGGGAGGCGTTGATCCGGGAGACCGCAGAGCGATGGAGCACGAGCCGCGCCCGACCGACGGGCCGGGCGCAGCTTTTGGAGGTAATGGCCATGGACAAGGACAAGCCTTTCGAGTCGTGGGCGATCGTCGAGGTGATGGGCCACAAGCGGCTGGCCGGCTTCGTGTCGGAGCAGGCCGTCGGCGGCGCCAGCTTCATCCGCGTCGACGTGCCGGAGGCCGAGGTGCCGTCGCTGTACGGCCGCGACGCCGGGACGCCCGAGAAGCTGGCCGGGTTCACGCAACTGCTGGGCGCCGCCTCGATCTACGCGATCACGCCCTGCACCGAGGAAGTCGCCAAGCGGGCCGTTGCGTCGTTCCGCGCCCGGCCGGTGCAGCACCTCGACCTGTCGCCGCCCCGGGCGCTGCCGGCGCCGGCCACCGACGAGGACGGGGAGGCCGTCGAGACGCTGGATCGGCCGCGGGGGCACGACGTCAACGACGACTTCGAGGATGACGACGACGGGGAGTGGGACGACCGCCCGGGCCACTAGCTCTCGGGCGGCCGCGACGGAGTGACCCGATGCCCGACGAAACCCACACGTTCCAGGCCGACAACGGCGACACGGTGACCGTCCGGCGGTCCCAGGCGGACCCGGGCCTCGTCGTGGTGGAGCGGTTCATCACGCCGGAGCAGATCGTGGACGACAAGCCGTAGCTGTACGTGGAGCTGCCGGCGGACGTGGCCGGGCTGGGGTCGGCAAGGCGCTGTGGACGATCGCGCAGGAGATGGCGAAGGCGGGGGAGTGAGGTGTGGCGTGGTCGCGGTCGGCGAACAGATGACGACGGACCTTGCGGTGCCGCGGCTCGCTTACAACCAGCGGGACGCCGCCGCCCTGCTCAGCGTGAGTGACCGGACGCTGCGGCGGTGGGAGGCGTCGGGCCTGGTGCGGTCCGTGACGGTCGACGGCGTGAAGCTGTACCCGCGGGCGGAGCTGGAGCGGTTGGTCAAGTTGCCGCCGGCGGGCGGCGTGGAGGCGTGATCGTGGCGACGCTATCGAACAGCAACGGGCGGCGGGTGATCCAGTTTCCCGCGATCGGCGGCGGGCCGCGGGGCAAGCGGGCAACGGTCCGGCTCGGCAAGGTCGACGCGAAGACGGCGGCCGGCGTGCTGCTCCACGTGGAGCGGCTGATCGTCGCGGCCGAGACGCAGCAGCCCCCGCCGGCGGACACGGCCCGGTGGCTCGGGTCGATCGGGGGGAAGCTGCACGGCCGGCTGGCGGCCGCCGGCCTGGTTACGCCGCGGACGGCCCCGGCCCCCGCGCCGGCCGTCGCGATCGGCCCGTTCATCGACGGCTACCTGAAGCGGCGGACAGACCTGAAACAGTGGACGCTCCGGAACCTCGGGACGACCCGCCTCTGGCTGGTCCGGTTCTTCGGGGAGGGGCGCGACCTGAGGTCGGTCACCCGCGGCGACGCGCAGGACTTCCACCGGCACGTGCGGGCGGAGCTGGCCGGGGCGACGGCGTCGGGCCTGCTCAAGCGGTCGCGCATGATCTTCGAGGACGCGGTCGCCCGCGAGCTGATTGCGGCCAACCCGTTCCGCGGGATCAAGGCGGGCGGGCAGGCGAACCCCGCCCGCGCCCGGTACGTGCCGGCGGCCGACGTCGAGCGGGTGGTCGCCGCGTGCCCGTCGGCCGAGTGGCGGCTCGTGTTCGCCCTGGCCCGCTACGCCGGGCTCCGCACGCCGACGGAGCCGCAGGCCCTGCGGTGGGTCGACGTGGACTGGCAGCGCGGTCGGATGCTCGTTCACTCGAGTAAGACCGAGCACCACCAGGGGCGGGCCACGCGCCTCGTCCCGATCTTGCCGGCGCTGCTGCCCCACCTCCGCGACGCGTTCGAGCGGGCGGCCGAGGGGGCGGAGCACGTGATCCCGAGCCTCCGCGGCCGGGAGAACCTGAGGCGGCGCGCGCTGAAGATCGTCAAGCGGGCCGGGCTCGACCCGTGGCCCCGCCTGTTTCAGAACCTCCGGGCGAGCTGCGAGACGGACCTCACCGCCCTGGTGCCGCTGCACGTCGTGTGCGCGTGGATCGGCAACACCCAACTGATCGCCGCCCGGCACTACCTCCAGGTGACCGACGAGCACTTCGCCGCGGTGACCGGCGGCGGGGCCGGGGGCGCTGCACAAAGCGCTGCGGTCAATGGCGGACTACAGCGGACAGACCCCGAACCCGGGGCCATGGCAGCCGCGGAATCGGCCCCGGGAACGCGGGACGGCGGTTATTCGTTGTGCCGGAGGGGCTTAGAACCTTCGACGGTTTCCCCTGAGAATCAACAGGTCGTGCATGAGGCGCTGCAAAAAGCGCTGCACGGCCCCCTCGCCCGCCGCTACTTCCAGTCACGGGGCCGGATCCGGGTACGGGTCCCCCGCCGGCCCCGGGTCGGACCCAAGCAGGCCGAGGCGTTCGCCCTGGTCCGTAGCCTGCTCAGTCGCCCCACCCCGGCCGCGCCGGCGGGGGTGGCGTCGTGAGCAGCCTGTACCTGATCAAGCGCGGCCCCGACTACGGGGCGCATTGGCACCCTTCGCTCACGCCCCACCGGGTGATCGTCTGCACCGCCCGGCACACCGCCCGGTGGGAGGCCGGCTGGACGGGTGACCGGGCGTGGGTGTGGGAGCGGTCGACCAGCGCCGACGGCGGCCAGGGGTGGCTGATCGTCCGGTGGGAGGGGCTGGAGATCGACTACGGGCACACCGTGCGCGGCGGCAAGCTGCCGGACGGGACGTCGCTCGGCTTCTCCCACCCCGGCAACAAAGACCCGCAACACCGCCGGCCGTGGGAACTGCTCCGCGGGGCGGTCTGGTGGAGCGAGCACCCGCTGCCGACCTGGTTGCGCGTCAAGTGGGGCGTCGTCCAGGCGACGGACGAGTACACGCTCGAAGACATCCGGCGTGACGCGGGCGACTGCCTGCTGTCCGAGTCCAAGCGGCGCCGACTGGCGATGAGGCGGGAAGGGGGGCGCCGGTGACCTCCTTCCTCGATGGACCCGCGGCCGGCGTCGTGCTCGACCTGAGGCGGGCGCCGCTCTTCCTCCGCGCCGTTTGCGGCCCCGGCGGCGAGCCGTGGGACGCGCTCGACCAGCTCGACGACAGACCAACGCCGGCTGAGGTGGTTCACGTCTACCGGCGGGAGGGGGAACCGAGCCACCTGCACTTGCTGATCCGTGGCGCGCGGAGCGGGCGGCGGTCCGGCTACTACACGGTCGCCCGGTACCGGTACGTGGAGCCGCAGCCGCCGGCCGACCAGGTGCGGGACACGGCGATCTGGCGGGCGTGGTGCGAGCAGGCGGCGAGTGCCGCGGGGGTGGCACGTTGAGCACGTACCCCCCGAGTCTGCTCTTCCCCGACCCGTCGACCGATGTCACGGCCAGCCCGCCGGCGACCCTTATGACACCGGTCGACTCGGGCTGGCGTCACGTCGTCAGCTTCTTCGTCCCCGGCACCCCGCGCCCCGGCGGCTCGAAGACCGCCACCGTGATCCGCCGCAAGGGCGGTCAGATCGTCATGACCGCGGCGGGCCGGCCGCTGATCACCATGCGCGACGACGGCGGCGAGAAGACCGCCGACTGGAAACGCAACGTCGCCTACTTCGCCCGCGGTTCTTATTCGTCCGACCCGATCCCCCGCGGCGTCCCGATCCGGCTGGAGGTGACGTTCGTCATGCCGCGGTGCGCCTCGCACTTTGGCACGGGCAAGAACGCAGGGCGACTGAAGGCCAGCGCGCCGGCGGAGCACGTCACCAAGCCGGACCTGAGCAAGATCACCCGGTCAACCGAAGACGCGCTCACGGGGATTATCTGGGCCGACGACGCGGCCATTTCGCTTCAGGTGCTGAGCAAGGTGTACGGGGCCAAGGTCGGTGCCCACATTGCTGTGAGCGTGAAAGAAAACGCCTGATTTTCGAGGGTTTTTTATGCTTTTGGTGGACTCGAAAGGTATGATGGGCGGACCGGGAACGGTGCTGGAAACACCGCCCCGGCCCATCAGCAGACCTTTACAGGAGGTCCACCTTGCCCACGCGCACCTTATCCCGTCCGCGCCGGCCGGACAAGCAGAAAGCCACCGACGCGCAGGTCATCGCCGCATACCAGAAGGCGGGCTCCGTCAAGGCGGCCGGCCGGTTGCTCGGCATCGGCGGCGGGTCGGTTCACGAGCGATTGAAGAAGCTGGGCGTCGCGTGCCCGAAGAAGGCTCGGCCCTGGACCGCGGCGGAGGAAGCCACGATCCGCAAGTGCTACGCGCAGTACCGCGGCCGCGGGACGGTCAAGACGCTGGCCGCCCGGCTGGGCCGGGACTACAGCACACTCGCCACCAAGGCAAAGGAGATGGGGCTGTCCGCTCACCCCAAGGTGAAGCCCTTCCTGCGGTCGATCCCGAACGAGACTGCGGCCCGTCGATGGTTCGACCGGTTCAAGCGGTCGTCGCTCGTGCTGGCGCAGTTCTGTGCCAAGTTCAAGATCAGCGACGACGCAATGCGGACGCACGTCGCTTCGCGGTGGCCCGACGAGTGGGATGCGGTGATCGAATCGAAGGCACCGCGGCAGACCAGGTACCGGCTCGGCCGGCACTTCGAGTATCGCACGAGGGACCTGCTGCGCGACGCCGGCTACTTCGTCATGCGGTCGCCGCGGTCGCTGTCGATTGTGGACCTCGTGGCCATCAAGACCGGCCGAGTCGTGTTCATCCAGTGCAAGCGGTCCGGCGGCATCTCGTCAACGGACTGGAACAAGCTGTTCGATTTGGCCGCCTCTGTCGGAGCGGTGCCGGTCCTTGCCGAGTGCTCCACGGGCCGCGGTACCTGTCTCTGGCGAATGACCGGTCGAAAGGACGGCGTGAAGCGGGCGCAGCCCCGCGAATCGTTCTTGCCGTAACCAATCAGCCATTGCCGGCCGGAGGTGACGCATGACCTCCGTCGGCTCTTCTTCCCTGTTTCTCGGCCGCACGGCCGACGGCTCGGCGTTCTGGTGCGAGGCTCGCGACGGCGACGCCGAGGGTTTCGCGCTCGCGCGACGTCACTACTCGGCGGACAAGAACCGGTCGCCGAAGCAGCGTCGGTTCGTTGGTGCGGGCGAGAGGATGGTCCTCATTACCCCGACCGGCGACGGCCTGCTGGTCTGGCGAAAGTTCATCGACGACAGCGGGCAGACCGGCGTCAACTGCGCGATCTACAGGTACGAACGTCGCGCGGCAGACGCACCTCTGGCGAGCCTGCTCCTGCTCGACGGTATGGCGCTGGCTTGGCGGAAGTGGCCGGGCGAGCGTTTCTACACCTACATCAATCCTCGCAAGGTCAAGTCGGCCAATCCCGGCTACTGCTTCAAAGCGGCCGGCTGGTCCCTCGTGCGCGGGGTTGATGGGAAGCCAGTGCTGACAAAGCGGCGGAGGCTGCTGGTGCTGGAAGCGATGCCCGACGCACTAACCGGCATCCTCTGGGCGGATGACGCGGCGATCAGCCGGCAGGTCGTCGAGAAGCGGTACGGGGATAAGACCGGCGCACACATCACCCTCAGCGTGAAGGAGGACCATGCCACGACTTGAAGTGCTCATCGGAATGATCGCCTCGGGCACGCGTGAGGAAGCCTTACGAGGTGCGTGATGCAGAGCCTGTGGCGACAAGCGCTCGGCTACTCCCGCCTGCGGTGGTGGGTGATGTGCCACCTGCCGGGCTGGCCGTGGAAGCGTTGCGTCGAGTGTGGCCGGCTGTTCCTGCGGCAAACCTGGTGGTGGCCCAACCCGTTCGAAGAGCACTGCTCGCGTGAGTGTGCCGACGCCGAACTGGATCGCCTTGGATAGCCCCCGATGTCCGACGACGAACCGACCCAGGCTGAGCTCGATGACGCGACCGTGGAGGACACGGTCCACTGTGACCTCTGCGGTGCGCCGTGGGTGCTCGGCGGCCACGGCGACGGCATCATCGTACAGCCCACGCAGGCCACATGGTGGGCACTTGGGGGGCAGTTGAAGCTCTGCACAGACTGCGCCGTCTACGTTTCGCGCGTGCTGAGGGATGAGCTTGCCGAGCGCGACGTCTGCGAACACGGCGTCCTCTGCGGCGACTGGTGCGAGCCCTGCAATGCGGCCCACAAGCAGGCTCTGATCGACAACGGTGTCGGAGGCGACTGACGCGGCTGGTTTGTGGGAAATCGCCTGTTTTTCCGAGGGTTTTTGAATGCTGCTGGTGACCTCACAAGGTATGATGGGCGGGCCGGGAACGGTGGTGGAACACCGCTCCGCGGCCCAACTCAGCGACCTGGTTAGGAGGTCACCGATGCCCGAGCACACCGTAGACGGTGCGCCCTGCGCCGTCAATTCCACGTTCACCCGATCCTGCTCGAAGTGCGGGGCTCTCATCCGGCATACCCGGCTGAACAACCGCAACAAGGCCGCCGCGCTGCGGATCTCGTACGTCGGCCACGACGGGGCGGCGCGCACCTACACGGCCGACTTCCTGGTCGATGGTTCGACGCTGGTTGAGATCAAACCGAAGAAGCTTCACGCGACGCCGACCGTCCTCTTGAAACGGGCGGCCGCTGAGGCGTTCTGCGCCGCGGCGGGGCTGACCTACGAACTTGTTGACCAGCCCCCGCTGACGGATGCCGAAGTCGCCTCCCTGCGCGACAGCGGCGCGATCAAGTTCACCGACCGCTACGAGCAGAAATACCTTGAAAGGAGCACTCAATGCCACGGTTAGAGGTTTTGGTGGGGATGGTAGGAAGCGGGAAGTCCACCTACGCCCGCCGCCGCGCGGACGAGGGCGCGATCGTGATCAGCCACGACGACCTCACGCAGATGCTCCACGCCCGCTACCGGTACGAGCAGGTGCTCCGCGACCAGTACCGGGCGGCCGAGGAAAAGCTGGCCCACGTGTTCCTGTCGGCCGGCCGCGACGTGGTGATCGACCGCACGCACCTGACGCGGGAGAGCCGCAAGCGGTGGGTCGACTTCACGAAGTGGCCCAACTTCGCACACGACCGAGTGCCGGTGATCGCCGCCGTCACCTTCCCGATCGAGGCCCCCGAGGTGCACGCCCGGCGCCGGGTCGAGTGCGACGCGCGCGGCCGCTCCTACGACGACTGGCTCCGGGTCGCGCACCACCACTACCAGCAGTCGGTCGACGAGCCGCTCCACGCGAAGGACGAGGGGTTCGACTGGATCGAAGGCAATCGGTGGCGGATGCCCGTCGACCGCGGCTGTGAAGCCCCGGCGGCAGTGGCGCTCGGGTGCGACCGGTGACCCGCCCCGCCCGCGATCCACGCGACCGGCTGACGATCACCCTCGTCCCGGTCGGCAAGGGCCCGCCGGCGGCCGTGCGGTTCCGGCGGGTGCTGAAACTGTTGCTGAGGGGGTTCGGGCTCCGTGCCAGTTGGCCGGAGCAAAAGACCACGCGAAAGGAGAAGTGATGGCAGTCGTTTACGAACAAGCCGAGCCCGAGGTCCACCAGATGGCCCGGGAGATCCTCGAACAGTACCACCCGGAACTGCGGTTGCCCGACGGCACCCACCCCACGATCGCGATCCTGATGGCCAGCGTCGGCGCCGACAGCGACGACTACCCGCTGAAGGACGGCCCGTACCGCGTCCTGGGCAAGATCAAAGCCGTGCCCTACGTCCAGCGCGTCGACGGCCGCCGGGACGCCGAGCTGCTGCTCGACGCCGGGCACTGGAACGGGCTGACCGACCGTCGGCAACGCGCGCTCCTCGACCACTTCATCACCTGCCTGGAGTTCAACACGGGCGCCGACTCGTGCGTGAAGACCGACGAGTTCGGCCGGCCCAAGCTCCGGGAGCGGGCGTGCGACTGGTACCTGAAGGGCTTCGGGTCGATCGCCGCGCGGTACGGCGAGGACGCGCCCGAGGTGGTCGCCGCCCAAGCCTTCCAGAAGCAGTACGGGAAGGTCGCGATGCCGGGGGACAAGCTGTTCGCGTAGGCGGTCGGAGAAAGGCAACGGGGGCCGGGTCGTTCTGGAGGCTGCAATGGATATCGAGGATCTGAAGGCGAGGGTTCGCCCGACGGTAGACCAGCACCTGGAACAGGAACGGGCTCGCTTGGACTACACAGTTAAGCGGGCGTGGGATCTCGGGAAAAGGGTTTGCGAGAGTGAGATCGAGGTGACCCTTCTCGCGGCCTGGATGGTGTGCAGCGAGACGAGTGACCACGTCCGCAAACGCCGGTCACAAATCAACGTGCGTGTACACGGGTACTGCGACCGTGACGACTACCTGCGTCCGCGACCCATCGGCCGCAAGGATGTCATCTGTGGCATCTTCACACGCGAGGTCCTGATTCCCCAATTCAAGGTCGGAGTCTATCGGGCAGACTTCGCCATTCAGCGATCCTCCCGCTACGGGGCCAAGCTGAGCCCTCGCGTACTCGTGGAGTGCGACGGCCACGACTTCCACGAGCGAACCAAGGAGCAGGCGCAGCGGGACAAGGCGCGCGATCGGGAGCTCCAAGCCGTCGGCTATTACGTCCTGCGCTTCACCGGCTCGGAGATCTGGAACGACGCCGCCGGGTGCGTCGAGCAGATCGACGCGTTCCTCGACTCCCACCTGATGGCCCCGGACCTGGCGGTGATCGACGCCGCTATCGAGGCGGAAGCGGCGGCGGCTCACTGAGGACGGTCATGGGCAAGCTCCCCTCCATCCAGTTCTACCCCGGCGACTGGCTCCGGGACCCGGTCTCCACCTGCTCGCTCGCGGCGCAGGGGCTATGGCTGCGGATGCTCCTGGTGGCACACGACTCGGCACCCTACGGCTACCTCGTTCACAAGGGCGCGCCTATTCCCCCGGAGCAGATCGCACGACGCTGCGGCTGCACGCTGGCGGAATACACGACTCTTCTGGCGGAGCTAGACGGCGTAGGCGTCCCGGAGCGCACACCCACAGGAGTCATCTTCTCACGGCGCATGGTCCGCGACGCCAAAAAGCGGGCGGAGGCAAGGAGATACGGCAAGCTCGGAGGCAACCCGCATCTTAAGGACGAGTCCCACGGGGGGGATAAGGGGGGGGTTAACCCCCCCCTGAAGAGGAAGAAGAAGATGAAGGGGAAGTCTTCGGGAGAAGGGGGAGCGGGGGAAGAGGTCGCGTTCTTTGCCCTAATCCCGGACTCGCTCCGCACCCCCAAGTTCCTCGACGCGTGGGCGGCGTGGATTGAGCACCGCCGCCAGCGGCGACCGGCGTACACGGAGGTCTCCGCGCGCCGGGCGTTGCCCAAACTGGCCGAGGAAGGGCCGGCTGCCGCCATCGCGCGGATCGACCGGTCAATCGTCAACGGCTACCAGGGCCTGTTTTTCCACGGCGAAAACGGCGCGGCCAACGGGCACCGGCCCACCGCGCGCGAGCAACGCGACGCGCTGATCGAGCAGGCGCTGGACGAGGAATGACCCATGAGCCCGGAAGAAGCAAAGGGCCTCGCGAAGTGGATCGCCAAGCTGTTCACCGGCCAGGTGACGGCCGAGCAGGCCAAGCTCCTGCGCGACGAGCTGCTGCCGTTCGGGTTGGCGGCGGCGAAGGAGGCGATCAAGAACCACCGCACCTCGCACGAGTTCCTCAGCATCCCGCAACTGCTCGAAGGGTGCCGGGCGGCCGAGCGGGGCGCGACGTCGCAGCCGACCAGCACGACCCAGCGCGAGGGCTCCCGCGCCGACGTCTACCGCCGGCAGAACCCTCGGCTCGCCGCGTGCGCGACGGACCTGGAGGTCGTGCTCCGGGTGGCGCGGATCCAGTGGCACGCGTCCCGGCAGCGGCCGAGCTACCGGTCGAAGATCGAGACCGAGCTGCGGAACGACGAGGCGATGCGGGCGCTGCCCGACGAGGTGCCGGACGCGTGGACCGCCTACGTGTTCGAGGCCAGTGCCGGCGACTTCGACCTGGCGCTGGAGGACCTGCGGAGCGTCGGGGCGGTTGTAGGGGCGACCGCCTGACCCGAAAGCGAGGACGCCATGGGAGCCCGGAAACGACCCAGGCACGTAATGACGCGGACCGGCGAGCGGCCGCCGCCCGGCCTGTCGGGCGACGTGATCGCGCTCCTGATCTTCCGCCGGGCCGAGGCGCTGTACGTGGCCAAGCTGGAGCCGACGCGCGAGGCGGCGGCCCGGCGCGCCGTCGGCGACGTCGAGCAGACGCTGCACGCAGTCACGTCGTCGCCGGCGGCCGTGCAGTTGGCCGAGTGGCTTGCGGAGACAACCAACAAGCGGTGGGCGCGCGACGTGGCGAAGTGGCGGGTGGGCGAGTTCCTCCTGGAACTGGAGCGGGTGGCATGACGCGGCTGATCAACAACGCGGGGCTGAGCGGCGGCGAGTACGCGGCGTTCGGCCGCCTCGCCGGCGTGCTCCGCCAGGTCGGGCCGAGGCACGTCGCGCGGGTGACGTGCGAAGCGCCGGGCATGTACCGGGCGACAGTCTACCGACGGCCGCGGAAGTCGCTCCGGCTGGACCTCCCGCCGTCATACACGCTCGACCCGGGGCTCACGGTGATCGGCGACTGGCCGACGGAAGAGGCCGCGGTCGAGGCGGCGAGCGACATGGTCGCGGGCCTGGGCAAGCCGAGGGTGTGTAACGGCGAGGATCTGGACGAGGTGCGACGGCTTCTCTCGGCCAACCAACTATGACCCCCTACTACGCCGACAACCTCGTGACGCTGTACCACGGGCATTGCCTTGATGTGCTGCCGCGCGTGCCCGACGCCGTGGCCGACCTGATCGTAACCGACCCACCCTTCTCTGTGTCGGTGGCCGGCGTCGGCCGGTGGGAGACGCGGTACGGGCGGACGGATGATCTGGACTTCTTCGACGGCGACACCGACTGGAAGGCGATGACGGCGACCGTCGTCAACGCGGTCGCCATCGCCGTCCCGAAGCTAAAGCCGCACGGGTCACTCTACGTCTACTGCGGCCACCGCCAGTTCGGGCCGCTGGTCGCTCGCCTTGAGGACGACGGGTGGAGCACGCGGTTCCTCGTCTGGGCAAAGGAACACCCGGTGCCGCCCGCGCCGGGGTCCGGCTGGCCATCTGCCGCCGAGCTTTGTGTCTACGCCTACCGCGAGGGCCGGCGATGGACGCCGAAATCCTTCCGCGAGACGCCCCGATCGAACGTGCTGACGGCAGACAGCTACCGCCACGGCATGCCGGGGAAGACAGGCCACCCGACGCAGAAGCCGCTTCCGACGATCGAGCCACTGATCCTCGTCAGCAGCGAGCCGGGAGACTTAGTGCTGGACATGTTCGCGGGGAGCGGGACGACGCTGGTGTGCGCCAAGGCGGCGGGCCGTCGGGCCATCGGGATCGAGGTCAATGAAGAGTATTGCGAGATGGCCGCGAACCGGCTGCGACAGGGCGTGCTGTTCGGCGCGGAAAGTGTGGAAACTGCCTGATTTTCCGAGGGTTTTTCGATGCTAAATGGGGACGGATATGGTATGGTGGGCGACGCTGGAACGGGGTTCGTGGCCCCGCCCCAGCGCCATCCGAACGACCTGTTAAGGAGGTCATCCGTGCCCACCGAGCCCACCCTATTTGACGCTGCGCCTGCGGTCAACACGAAGCGGTGCAACCGCTGCGGCCTGTCGAAGCCGACTACGGAGTTCATTCGCAACGCCCGCATGAAGGACGGCCTGCTCAACCAGTGCAAGGCGTGCCGCCAGTTGGCTCAGAGTAAGCGGGAGAGGATTAGAACTCCCGAGACGAGGGCCGCGGAACGCCAATACCTTCGCGACTACCGCCGCCGCAATCCGGAGGCGAAGCGGTTGAACAATCTGCGGTACCAGCAGAGGTACCCGGATAAAGCCCGAGCGCACCGGCTACTGAATGAGGCGGTGCTGCGGGGGGAGGTCGAGCGGAAGCCTTGTGAGGTCTGCGGCTCCACAAACGCCCAAGGTCACCACGACGACTACTCAAAGCCGCTGGAGGTGCGGTGGCTGTGCCCCGTGCATCATGCGGCAGAGCACCCCCGCGCGCAACAGAAACCACACTGAAAGGAGACAGGCGATGACGGCGACTCTGACGAGGAAGCGGAAGGCGAAGGGGGCCGGCAAAAAAGCGGGGGCGGCCGGATCGACGGCCGCCCCGAGCGCACACAAACCTACCGGCGAGACTGTAGCCGACGCGGGCGGCCCGGTCGAGCGGCCGCCGCGGCTGAGGTGGAGCGGGAGCTTCGACGGATGCTGGTACGCCGACACGACGTCGGGCGTCTGGAGCGGTGCCGGCGACTTCACGGCGCAGTACCACATCGACCGCCAGCCGGACGGGAAGCGGTACGTCGTCACGCTCGACCACCCGCTCGCCGAGCAGCTCGGTAGCAGCGGCGTGACGGAGGCGACGCTCGAAGACGCACAGGCGTGGTGCGAGCACCAGGAGGCAAAGCTCCTGGAGCCGCAACTGGCGTGGCGGGTCGACACCGACCGGCCCGGCGTTTACCGGGCGGAGAACATGGCCGGCGTCAAAGTCCCCGACGGCGGGGCGCGTGCCGAGTGGGTGATCGCCGAGAACAACGGGCGGCTGTCGGTCGGTTGGCACGTCCCGCTCCACCCTCGCGCGGCCGACGTGCCGGCCGGCCCGTTCGACAACCTCGCCGACGCCAAGGCGTGGGCCGAGCGGCAGGACCGGTACGTCACGTCCCGGCAGGCCGCCGCCCCGCCGCGCCCGCGGCTGAGGTGGCAGGAGGGCGCGGACCCGGGCGAGACGTTCGCCCCGAACACGGCGGGGATCGAGGCTGAGGGGGATCTGCTGGCGGAGTTCGTCGTCACCCGCCGCGGCGGCCCGGACGCCGGCGTGTTCGTTTACGACGTGCTAGCCACCGACCCGGTCCTGATGCCGAAGGGTGGGCCGCCCGAGTCGTTCGCGACGCTCGACGCGGCGCGGGCCTGGTGCGAGCGGAGGAATGCGGAGTTGGTCGCCACAGCGAAGCCCGACACCGCGGCCGCACCCGAGGCGCCGGCGGCGGCGGCAACGTCGCCGACGCCAGTCGCGGATCCGCGGCCCGCCCCGCCCCCCTCGCCCGGCGGCGGCGTCGAGCTGGAGGCGATCCGGCGGCTCAACCAGATCCGCCACCTCGGCCGGCTGATCGAGGACAAGCGGCAGGAGATCGGCCGGCAGGAGACCAAGGTCGCCGAGGTCAAGGCCAACCTGGACCGGGAGCGCAAGCGGGCGAACGAACTGAACCGGCAGCGCGACGAGCTGATCAACGAGCTGGAGACGCTGGCGCTGGGGAAGAGCACCGAGCGACTGTTTCCCCCGGTCGCCGACGCTGCCCCAGCGGCGGTCCCCACGCCCGCCGCCGACGGCAAGGCCCCCGCCGCCCCCGCCGGATCCTCCGCCGCGCCAGCGGGCGACGCAGGCCCGGCCAAGCCGGCTCCGGCGGACGACACCGCCTGGCGGGACGTGCCGCTCGACCAGGTGATCACCGACGCGAAGGCGTGCAAGAAGCTGGTCGACGCCGGGATCAAGACGTTCGGCGACCTCGAGGACTGGCGGGCCGGCGGCTGCACCGACCCGAAGGTGACCGGGTTCGGCGGTGTCGACACCAAGGGCCGGAAGCTGGTCGACGAGGCGGCGGTCAACTACTGGCAGCGCAACCCGCGGCCCAAGCCGGCCGACGCCCCGCCGCCGGCCGGCCAGATCGCCGCCCCGACCCCGGACAAGATCGACCTCGCCGGCTGCGGCTGGATCGCGTTCAAGTCCGAGGGCGGGGCCGAGACCTGGTACCAGCACAACGTCGTCGTCGGGCCGGTGCGGGCGGGCCGGCTCGGGCAATGGTCCGGTCCGTTCCCCGACCGGAAGGCCGCGGCGCGGGAGGCCGGCAAGGAGATCGAGCAGTGGCTCCGGTCGGTCTCGGGCGACCTGCGCGGCCAGCCGGTCGAGGACGCGCGGCGCGTGATGGCGGTCGCGATCGGGCTCCAGCCGCTGCGGCTGGCACCGAAGGGCGAGGCGGCGAAGGCGGCGGGCAAGGCGAAGGCGGAGCCGGTCGGCGTGTGACCAGCGAGGCAGGCCCCGGCCCGGTCGGCGGGCCGGGATCAGGGATCGGGAGTTCCACGATGATTGCGACGTTGACCAGAGACATCAGCCGCGACCCCGCGAGGCACGAGGACTACGCGGCCTTCATCCGCCGCAAGTCCCAGCTCGGCGGCGACGGCGGGTTCGCCCCGGTGTGGGTGCCGGACTTCCTGTTCGACTTCCAGCGGGCGCTGATCGAGTGGGCGTGCCGTAAGGGGCGGGCGGCGATCTTCGCCGACTGCGGGCTGGGCAAGACCCCCATGCAGCTCGTGTGGGCGGAGAACGTGCGGCGTAGGACCGACAAGCCGGTCCTGGTGATCACGCCGCTGGCCGTCTCCTCGCAGACGGTGCGCGAGGGCGAGAAGTTCGGGATCGAGTGCCACCAGTCCAGGGACGGCGCGGTCCACCCCGGGATCACGGTCACGAACTACGAGCAGTTGCACCGCTTCGACCCGTCGGCCTTCGCCGGCGCCGTCGCCGACGAGTCCAGTGCGATCAAGGCGTTCGACGGCAAGCGCCGCAAGGAGGTGACCCGCTTCGTGTCGAAGATGCAGTACCGCCTGCTGGCCACCGCCACCCCGTCGCCGAACGACTACGTCGAACTCGGGACCTCGTCGGAGTGCCTCGGCGTGATGACCCAGTCGGACATGCTCGGCTTCTTCTTCCGGCCGACGGAGAACATGCGGCACACCGTCCTCAAGGAGGACGACTTCTGGAACCGGCTGAAGTGGCACTTCAAGCCCCACTCGGAGCAGCCGTTCTGGCGGTGGGTGACGTCCTGGTCCCGCGCGCTGCGCAGCCCGGCGGACCTCGGGTTCGACGCCAGCCGCTTCGAGCTGCCCCCCTTGGAGTACCGCGAGCACGTCCTCGACGTGCCGTTCATCCCGGACGGCGAGCTGTTCCCGCGGCCGGCGATCTCCCTGCACGAGCAAAGGAAGGAGCGGCGGCGGACCGTCCGCGAGCGGTGCGAGCGGGTCCGGCAGCTCGTGACGGGCCATGACCGCCCAGCGGTGATCTGGTGCCACTACAACGACGAGGGCGACTGCCTCGAGGAGATCATCCCCGGCGCCGTCCAGGTCGCCGGCCGGCACAGCGACGACGAGAAGGAGGTCCGGCTCAACGCCTTCACGCTCGGCCAGGCCCGCGTGCTGGTCACCAAGCCGAAGATCGGGGCGTGGGGGCTCAACTGGCAGCACTGCGGCGACGTCACGTGCTTCCCGAGTCACAGCTACGAGCAGTTCTATCAGGCGGTGCGGCGATGCTGGCGGTACGGCCGCCGCGGCCCGGTCACCGTGGACATCGTCAGCGCCAAGGGCGAGTCGGGCGTCGTCGGCGGCCTGCGGCGGAAGCAGGAGAAGGCGGACCGGATGTTCGCCTCCCTGGTGGCACACATGAACAACTCGATCGAGATGTTTTCGACCGACGGGCACACCCGGCCGATCAGCGTGCCGGCGTGGCTTGGCCAGTCGGAAAGGAGCGAGCAACAGTGATCATCGACCAGGAAATCCGCGACCGGTACTCCCTGTACCACGCCGACTGCATGGAGGTCATGCCGGAGCTGCCGGCCAAGTCGATCGACCTGTCGGTCTACTCCCCGCCGTTCCCGGAGCTGTACCAGTACAGCAACGACCCGCGGGACATGACCAACTGCACGAGCTACGACGAGTCGATCGAGCAGTACGGGTACGTCGTCCGGCAGATCGCCCGGCTGACCAAACCCGGCCGGCTGTCGTGCGTCCACTGCACCGACCTGAAGCGCGGGCAGATCTACCAGCGCGACTTCCCCGGCGACGTCATCCGCGTCCATGAGGACGCCGGCATGCACTTCTTCTGCCGGATCACCGTCTGGAAGGACCCGTGGCACTTCGCCCGGCGGACCCGGATGGTGACGCTGATGCACAAGACGTTGACGGAGGATTCGGCGCTAAGCCGTGTGGCACCGCCCGACTACCTGCTGGTGTTCAAGAAGGCGGGGGTCAACGCCGAGCCGATTACCCATGAGAAGGGCCTGCGGCGGTACGCCGGGGCCACGCCGATCCCACCGCAGCTCGTGCGGGACTTCGCCGAGTACCGCGGGGACCCGCGAAAGAACCTGATGTCGCACTGGATCTGGCGGCAGTACGCGAGCCCGGTGTGGATGGACGTCCGGCGGAAGCGGCTGCTGCCGTACGCCGACGCGAAGGAGAACCCCGAGGAGAAGCACGTCTGCCCCCTCCAGCTCGACGTGATCGACCGCTGCCTCACCCTCTGGTCGAACCCGGGCGACGTCGTGCTGACCCCGTTCATGGGCGTCGGGTCGGAGGTGTACTGCGCGGTCGTACACGAGCGGCGGGCGATCGGCGTGGAGCTGAAGGCGAGCTACTACCGGCAGGCGGTCCAGAACGTGCGCGTCGCGGTCGCCGGCGGATACCCCGCCGAGCAGTTCTCGCTCGACGCCGAGCCGGGCGCCGGTGGTGACGATGAGGACGACGCCGCCGAGGACCTGCCGGTGACCGCCGAAGCCGCGACCAGCAAGCCAGCCGCAGCCAAGCGAACAAGGCGGTCTGCGAAGTGCTGATCATCAACGGCCCGAGCTACGCGACCTGAGCAACCGGCCGCGCGGAGGATCTGACCCATGGCACCCGGAGACTGGTACCTGCTCGGCGGGATGCTCGTCCTGCTGGCCACGTTCTTCCTCGCCGGCCTGGCGGTCGGCGACCACCGCGCGACCCGGAGCCGCGACGACTGGCGTGGCCGGGCGCAGAAGCTGGCGGCGACCAACCTGGAGCTGCACGCGTTCATCGGCGGCCGCGACGGCACGATCGAGCGGTTGCGGGAGGAAATCGTTGACCTGACGCACCAGCTACGCGCGGCGAAGGGCGAGGGGCCGGCGAAGGCTGCTGGCTTCTGGAACCGGATGAACGAGCGGAAGGCATGACCCCCTACTACACCGACAACCTCGTGACGCTGTACCACGGCGACTGCCGGGACATCCTCCCCTGGCTCACCGTGGCCGGCGATGTCGCGGTCGCGTCGGACCCGCCGTACGGGATCGGCCACCGGCACAGCGGTAAGGGGCGGCACGCGCACCACCACGCCGAGCGGGGCCGGCGGAACGTGAACCTCGTCGCCGGGGACGACGAGCCGTTCGACCCGTCCCACCTGCTGGCGATGTTCGACAACGTGCTGCTATGGGGCGCGAACCACTACGCGAAGCGACTACCCGACGGCGGGCGGTGGCTGGCGTGGGACAAGTTGGCCGGGATGAAGGTAGAGGACTCGTTCAGCGACGTGGAGTTCGCGTGGCACAGCCGCGGGAAGGCGTCGCGGATCATCAACTTCGCGTGGAAGGGCGTCGCCTCGGTCAAGGCCGGCGAAGACAACGGCCGACGGTGGCACCCGACACAGAAGCCGGTCGGCGTGATGGTCTGGTCGATCGGCCAAACCGGCGTTGCGCCGGGCGGGACGATCATCGATCCGTACCTCGGCAGCGGAACGACCGCCGTCGCGGCACGCCGTACCGGGCATCGGTTCATCGGGATTGAGATGGATGAGGGCCACCTGCGGACGGCGGTTCGGCGGCTCGCGCAGGGCGTGCTGGACTTCGGCGAAAGTGCGAAAAGTGCCTGATTTTCCGGGGATTCTATGACGCTGGAAATGGTGACGGATGTTAGAATGAGCGAGGCCGCGGCGGGGTGGAGCCCGACGCGACCTCTAACCACAAGCGGACCTGTTGAGGAGGCCCACGTCATGGCTGACAGCCATTCTATCGACCCGCGGAAAGAGCGACAGCGTGAGTACGCCCGGCAGTGGCGAGCCAAGAACCGGGAGAAGCTGAGGCGGTATTACGAGCAGTACCGATCTGACCACCCGGAACTCAAAACTTACCACGCCAATTACTACCAGACGAAGGAACGGCACCGCCGGGGGCCGCTGACCGACGCGCAGCGGGCCAAGCGGCGCGAGCGGTGGGCACGGAACCGGGAGCAGATCAACGCGGCCCGGCGGGAGTGGCGTGCGAAGAACCGGGAGCGGGCCATTGAGATGGAGCGGCGGTCCCGGCAGAAGCATGCCCGCAAAAAGAAGCAGCGGGACCGAGAGTACCGGCGGAAGTACCCCGAGAAGTACCGGGCCAGCATCGCCGCAGCCAAGGCCGCCAAGCCAGAGCTGTACCGGATGATCGGCAGAGCGTCGGTGGCGAGGCGCAGGTCGCGGATGCGGGCGGCCCCGGTCGAGCTGGTCTCACTCGACGCCGTTTTCGCTCGCGACCAGATGCGGTGTCACCTTTGCGGCGGGCTGGTCGAGAAGGCGGACCGGACCATTGACCACCTCATCCCGGTCGTCCGCGGTGGCGCGTACGCCGAGTGGAACCTGATGACCGCCCACGAGCTTTGCAACAAGGGCCGGGGTGCGCGGCAGATACTCCCCGAGGAAACGCGGGAGGCTGCCGCCGCCTACGTTGTCGCGCGGAACGCGCAGATCGCCGAGGCCGGACTATGACGAAAGTAGAGTTACGAGTTGCTACGAATCTATCGTTCCCGCACTCGATCGCCGCCCGGACTGTGTTCATCGCCGGCACGAAGGGCAGCGGCAAGACGCACAACGCCGGCGTGATGGCCGAGGAGATGCTGGCTGCGGGCATCCACGTCGTCATCCTTGACCCTTTGGGTGCTTGGTACGGCCTGCGGCACGACGCCGCCGGCGGGGCGGGCGGGTTCCCCATCCTGATCCTCGGCGGGGAGCACGGCGACATCCCCCTGCTGCCGACCGGCGGGGAGGCCGTCGCGGAGTTCGTCGTCCGCAGCGGCCAGTCGGTCATCCTCGACATGAGCGGCTTCGGGGCCAACGCCGAGCAAGACCGGTTCGTCACCGACCTCCTGGCCAAGCTGTTCCGGCTGAAGGCGGCGGAGAAGTCGGCCATGCACCTGATCATCGACGAGGCCGACATGTTCGTGCCGCAGCAGGCGATCTCCAAGTCGGAGATCCCGCTGCTGGGGGCGACGAAGACGATCGTCACCAAGGGCCGCAGCCGCGGCCTGTCGATGACGATGATCACCCAGCGCCCGCAGTCGATCGCCAAGGCCGCGATCGAAGAAGCCGACGTCGTGCTCTGCCACCGGATGCAGGGCGTGAACGCCGTCAAGGCGATGAAGGCGTGGACCGACCTGTACGCCGACGCCGAACAGGCGCGGGTGTTCTACGAGAGCCTGCCCCAACTGGCCGACGGCGAGTGCTGGGTGTGGTCGCCCAACTTCCTGAAGCTGTTCCAGCGGGTGCAGTTCCGCCGCAAGCACACGTTCGACAGCAGCCGCACGCCCGACCCCGGCGAGACGGCGCGGAAGCCGAAAACGGCGGCCAAGGTGGACCTCGCCAAGCTGACCGCCGAGATGAAGGCGACGGCGGAGGCGGCCAAGGCGAACGACCCCCGGCACCTCCAGGCGGAGCTGGCCAAGGCGCGGGCCGAGCTGGCGAAGCGGCCGACCGTCGCGTCCGAGCCCCGCACGGTCGAGAAGATCGTCGAGGTGCCGGTGCTCAAGAACGGCCAGCTTGACCGGACGGAGAAGTTCACGGCCCGCCTGGAGGAAGCCGCCGCTAAGCTGTTGGCCGAGGCGAGCGAGCTGCGGCGGCTGATCGCGCCGGCGGCCGCGCCCCGGCCGGTGCCGGCCGCGGCGCGGGTGGCTCCCGCCGCGCCGGCCCGGCCGGTCGTCCCTCGCCCACGCCCCGCCCCGGCATCGGGTGCCGGCGACGGAGCGCTCCCCAAGGGCGAGCGGGTGATCCTGACCGCCGTCGCTCAGTACCCCGACGGCGCCGACCGGGAGCAGCTCTCCGTCCTGACCGGCTACAAACGCAGTAGCAGGGATACGTATCTCCAGCGGCTGCGCGAGCGCGGCTACGTCGACCACCAGGGCGACCGCCTCGTGCCCACCGACGCCGGCATGACCGCGCTGGGGGCCGACTTCGAGCCCCTGCCGACCGGCGACGCCCTGCGCGAGCACTGGCTCGGCCGGCTGCCGGAGGGCGAGCGGCGGATCCTGGAGGTGCTGATCGGCCACTACCCCGACGCCGTCCTACGCGACGCGCTGGACGAGCCGACCGGCTACAAGCGTTCCTCGCGCGACACGTACCTCCAGCGGCTGTCGGCCCGGAAGCTGGTCGAGCCAGTCGGCCGCGGGGAAGTGAGGGCGAGCGACAACCTTTTCGATGGGGCCGCGGCGTAGTGCCGACGGCTCATTCACCCCAAGCGCCGGCCGCAGAGCCGGCAGAGAGGCAGTGTTATGGCAGGCTCGAAGAAGACGGCGACCACGAAGACGGCCGCCAAGCGTTCGACGACCAAGGGTGCCGCGGCGGCGCGGCCGGCGGCGAGGAAGGCCCCGCGCGGCAAGTGAGCCGTGGCGGCCTGAGGTCGACCGGGGCCGCGCGGCGCGTGCGAGCGTCGCGCGGCCCCCCTTACGATCGGAGGCGACTGTGGGCGAGACCTCAATCGAGTGGACTGACCGAAGCTTGAACCCCATCCGCGCCCGGCTGCGCGACGCGGCGCACGCGGCGCTGGTCAGCGGCGGCTACGGGTCGGGCGTCGGCCACTACTGCGAGAAGATCAGTCCCGGCTGCGCGATGTGCTACGCGTCCGGGTCGCAGCCGCGATTCGGCATGCCGGAGTTCCCCGGCGCCCGCAAGTCGCTTGTGACGCTGCCGGTGCTGATCGAGCGGGGGGCCGTGCCGGTGTCGGACCGGGTCGAACTGTTCTTTGACGATTCGAAACTTTGGGAGGTGATCCGGCGGCGGACGCCGACAAAGTGGTTCTGGTGCGACCAGACGGACCTGTTCGGGTCGTGGGTGCCGGACGCATGGATCGACCGGTGCTTCGCGACGATGGCCGTGACGCTCTGGCATACGCACCAGATCCTGACCAAGCGCGTCGACCGGATGGCGGCGTATCTGCTGACACCCGGCCGGCTGGAGCGGATCGGTCGCGCGCTCACGCAGGAGATGGCCGATCTGGCGCGGCAACGCGACCCGGGCCGCCTCGGGCTCGGCAAGGTCGACCCGCGGTGCGCCCCGGGCGGCTGGCCTTTCCTGAACGTCCACGTGGGTTTCAGTGCGGAGAATCAGGACTGGTGGGACCAGCGACTGCCCCACGCACGCGGGATCTCGGCGGACGGGTGGCTAATGTGGTGCTCGGCGGAGCCGTTGATCGGCCCCCTGAACGCATCCGGGGCGAGGGGCGTGCTGTCCTGGCTCGTGTGCGGCGGGGAGTCCGGCCCCGGCGCCCGCCGCTTCGACCTCGCGTGGGGCCGTGACATCGCCCGCCGGTGCGAGGCCGCCGGCGTCCCCGTGTTCATGAAGCAGATCGGCAGCAACGCGGGTTGGACCGACGCCGACGGCGACTGGCACCCCGTCCGCACGGCCGACCGCAAGGGTGGGACGCCGGAGCAGTGGCCGGACGGGTTCCCTCGCGTCCGCGAGTTCCCGCGGGCGGAGGTGGCCCATGCCTGAGGCCACCCTGTTCCCCACTGCCGCCCGGTCCGGCGCGGGCCTCTCACCCTGTGGCCGCTACCGCTACTGGCTGACCCGCACGTGGGACCCGGCCGTGCCGCCGGTCTGCTGGCTGATGCTCAACCCGTCGACCGCCGACGCCTCGATCGACGATCCGACCATCCGCCGCTGCATGGCCTTCGCGCGGGCGTGGGGGGCGGGCGGGATCGCCGTCGTCAACCTGTTCGCCCTCCGCGCGACGGACCGGCGGGAACTACGCCGCCACCCGCACCCGGTCGCCGAGCAGGGGATCGGTGGCACGCACCCGCTGTACGAGAACGTCAACGACGCCTGGATCATCAACCAGAGCGACGGCCGGCGGCTGATCGTGGCGTGGGGGTGCGAGGGGACTCATCTCGCTCGCGACCGAGCGGTGCTGAAGCTGCTGGCGAACCGTCGCGTCGAGTGCCTGGGTGTTACGAAGGACGGCCACCCCCGCCACCCGCTGTACCTCGCAGACGCGACCCTGCCTCAGCCATTCAAGATGCCGGAGGTGGCCCATGCCTGAACTCCCCGCTGTCGCGGCGCCGGCTCGAGCGGGGAATTAGATCGGGAGGTACATCATGCCCGCCACGATCAAGCCCCGCGACGGCACCAGCCCCACGTACCACTCGGCCCGCCACGCCTTCGTCCGCGCCGTCTACGCCGACGGCGCGCCGGTCGACACCTACCGGTTCGGACGGGACGGGCCGCTCGCCGCCGACGACGTCGCCTACTGCGGGCGGGTCGTGCGGCACTGCTACCCGGGGCGGCGGGTGGAGGTGGTGGTGACGCAGGAGCGGTAAGCCTTGCTCCCGTAGGGGGCCACCGAGGGGAGAGGGCGGGGCGAGGGGCGCTACCTTGGGGTCAGATACCAGAGGGGTGTCACCTGGGCTCAGTTGGTTGCCCGGCGTTCACGCCCCCACCGCCCCGACGTCCCCCAGTAGCCGCAGGATCTCCCGGCAGGCCCGCACGGTCTCCTGATCGCTCTGGTGCCGGCGGAGGATCGTCTCAACGTGTACCCGCGACGCCCGTAACTTGACGCCCCGGGCGTGCCGGTCGCGGGTGTCCCGGGCGATGTGCTCCCGGTCGAAGCCCGCCTCCTTCTCCGCCGCCCGATCGATCCACTGCCCGACGCTACGGCGTTGCGGGTCCTCGGCCACCCAACCGAGCACGATCAGGCGCGTGTCGGCGTCGACCGTGCCGACGATCAGCGGGCGGTTACGGCGCTTGCGGGTTGGCTCGGGGGGAGGGGCAGCCGCGGCGACCGTCCCCCCGCTCGGCGACGGGTCGGCCACGCCCCTATCTTAGCATCGGGCTTATCGCTTTTCAGGGACGGCCTTTATGTCCAGCGCGTCAAAGACGTGCCCGAGGTAGGTGCTCGTCATGTCGGTGGGGTTCTCGTCACGGAGGAAGCTGTAGACCGTCCCCTGCGGCACCTTCCCGGCCAACTCCTTGGCGAGCCGATAGGCGGTCCACTTCCGCCGCTTCAGTTCCTTCCGCACCGCGGCTCTCAGGTCGGGCATCGTGGGCGGCATGGTAGCAGTTGGGGGCATGGTGTCACCTTCGGTTCAGGCTTCGATTTCCTCTTCCTCATGAACAACTGGCTCCCCGTCGTCCTGCCGCCGGTGTGGCTTGTCGTACGCCCACCATCCGCACAGGTCGCACCACCGAAGGTGATCGCAGAGCCACCCGCCGTCGGTGTCGGGCAGATGGTCCCTGCACTTCTCGCACCAGTGGCACTCCGTGTCCCCCTCCATCACGTCGAACGGGTTCCACGTCCGCTTCCCCTGCTTACGATCCCACTCGGGCAGGAGCCGGGTTAGCTCCACCGGCCGCAGGATTCGCCTGTAGCCCTTCTTGAGCAGTTCGGCGTCCGAGACGGGGCGCATCTTCTCGCACCGCGTACCCTCCACGTACTCCATCGCCTTGACGCCCGGCGCCAGCCAGATCCGCGCGGGTGGCGGGTCCGGCTTGACGAAGGCCCCGTTGCAGTGCCAGACGTAAGGTTCGCCCCCGCCGCCGCTGTTGTGCCAGTAGTGCTGCTTGTCCCGCCGGCACCACTCGACGTCGTACCACTGGGCGCATTCGGTGACCGGGCGGGACTTGTCCCGTTCGTTGACCCACCACGGCTTCTTGGTCCAGTCGGACACGAGCCGCGTCTGGACCGCAAAGGCGTTCCGGCCGTGGTACTCGATGGCGGCGACGAACTCCTGTTTGCCGGACTCCTCGCCGTGAGGTTTGGTCAGCGTCGCGACGATCCGATCGAGCGTCATTGACGTCGTCTCCATTTCCCCGGCAACCCGGCCGGATCGGTTGATTACTTCAAAAGATCGTACTACAATAAAGAGAAGTAGTCAAACGCGAAATCGGGAGGCAGCATGGCTGAGTCTTGGGACGACCGTACAGGGGAGCGGTTCGGGCGGTGGACGGTTACCGGGCCGTCTCGTCACATGGCCGGGGAGGTCATCGTGCCATGCCGCTGCGACTGCGGGACCGTGCAAGAGGTGTGGGCGGGCAACCTCCCGCGGGCCAACGGCTGCGCGAAATGCACGGCCACACCGCTCTCGGCCGGTACCCTGCGGCAGGCTCGCCCGGTGGAGTATCGAGCTTGGCAAGCGATGAAGCGGCGGTGCGTGGTGGACTACTCGGACCGCGGGATCAGGACGTGCCAAGGGTGGCGACGGTCCTTCGCCCAATTCTTTGCCGATCTCGGCCCGCGTCCGTCCCCGGAGCACAGCGTCGACCGAAGGGACAATGACGGCCACTACTCGTGCGGGCGGTGTGACGAGTGTCGGGCCAACGCGTGGCCGATGAACTGCCGGTGGGCTACACGCTCAGAACAGGCCGTAAATCGTCGGTCGACCCAGACGATCACCGTCAACGGCGTGACTCGGTGCTTCATGCACTGGGCCAAGTTGCTCGGCGTTGCGCCCCACACGATTAACAAGCGGTTGGCGTTGGGTTGGACTCCTGAGGAAGCCGCGGTCACTCCGAAGGGACAGCCGCGGCCGGGCAGACACATCAATGTGGGTGGATCAGTATAACCCGTCTCAAATCCTGCCGTAAATCCTTACACCCGCGGGCGTGCCGGCCGTTACTGTCCACATGGGTTCGACGTTGCCCCGCCCCTCTGGCGTGGGCGACCCTCTGTGGGCATCCAGACGAGAGGTCAGTCATGGGCTTTGCGGCGGTGGCTGCGCATGCGCGCAACGGCGGCGGTTCCAAGGGCGGGTTCCCGGCGGAGTACAAGCGGATGCCTCCGGCCCGAAAGCGGGAGTGGCTCGCGGGCGACGACGCGGCAGAGCGTGTCCGAGACGGCCGGATCCAGTTCAACCAGATCGCCAAGGAAACAAAGAACTTAGAGAAGGCGAGGGTGCGGATCGGCGTCACCGTGCCGAGCCCCGCCCGGCTGGACGAGCAGCAGAGCACCGGCGCCCCCTTCCCGCCGCAGGCCGACGACCCGGCGAGCCAGATGCGCACGGCCGACCGCCTGCTCAACCCCCAAGCGGAGGCGCGGGTCCTCTGGCCGACGTCGTACCTCTCCGGCCCGCCCGGCGCGGTGGCCACGTTCGACGTCGTGGTGTGGGACGACCTCAAGCGGCGGGCGAGAAACGAGGGGTGCGGCGACCACGAGCCCGACGCCGGCGGCACCGAGAGCTGTAGCGCCGCCTCCATCCAGCAAGCCATCGAGTCGCCCCGGCTGGTCGTCGAGTGCAAGCTGGAGCCGGAGAGCACGGCGGCCCTGCTGCGCGAGATCCAGTCCTACCACGCGACACAAACGCTCGTCGTCTGAAACCGCCGCGGCGCGATTCTGCGGCGGTTTTGTGAACTGAAAAGGGGTAAGGGTAGAGGGGCATACACATGGACACCCCGGCGACCCCCGAGCTGAAGCTGACCCGCCGCGAGCAGATCACGCTCGCCGCGAAGTACCACGAGGGCCGGGTCCGCACGAACAAGGAACTGGCCGAGCGGTTCGGGGTGAAGGAGCCGGCGATCTCCATGCGGATCGCCCGGGCCCTGGCCAAGCTGGGCCGCTCGCCGTTGGCCACCGTCCAAGCCTACGCCGGTCGCCTCCGCCGCGGGGGCAAGCGGGCCCGGGTCTACCCGATCTCGCTGTCCCTGCTAACCGTCTGACGCCCCTGCCGCCGCCACCGTGCCCCGCGACTACATCCCATCCAAGACCTTCGCCGACGGCCGGAGCGTGGCCGCGCCGACGCCCGCTGGCGGCGCGACGTGGCAGCCGCCGTACACCGCGGGCCACGGGCGGCTCAAGCCGACCCTGGACGGCGAGCCCGTGCCCGGCGCCTTCGCCGCGTGCGAGGGGCCGGCGGGGTGGGTGCGGTACGTCGGCCGCGACGGCGAGATCCGCGAGCGGGGCGGTGTCGTGCGGGTCATCCCGGGCGACCGGGCATAACGAGCCTCAGCCGGTTTCCCGTCCGGACCCGCCCGCCCATCCAGCCCACCGGACGGACCGGCTCTTCTTCCAACGCACCCATGGCCGCCACCGCCGTCATCCCCCTGCCGCCCGGGTTCGACCCCTACGCGCCGCTCTACGGCGAGGGCGTCGCCCGGGAGATGACCTGCGAGCAGTTCGCCGGGCTCGCCCGGGCCAACGGCTGGAGCGGCGCGGTCGTCAACCTCGTGCTCGACCGCCAGCCGATCGGCGGCCGCCCGGCACGGGTACCGGCGAGAATCCAAATGGGCAGGTTGCTCTGCCGCATCACCGACGCCCGCGCATGACCCCCGACCAGCTCGGCTACGCCCTGATCTTCGCCGCGTACCTCGGCCCCGCGCTGGTCGTGGCGCGCTGGGTCCGCCGCGGCTGGTAACCGCCCGCGCCGACACCGCCGGCACCCCTGCTGGCCACGGGACGACCCCGGCGGCCGGCGCGGGCCGACAAGCCACAAGGACCGACCGAATGAGCCCTGCCACGCTCGCCGCCCTCGCCCGGAACCCGCGGACCCGCCACCTGCCTGAGGTGCAGCGCGGGCTGGCGATCCCGATGGGCGGGGTGATCGTCCGCAAGAAGGACGTGCTGAACCACCGGTACCTGGCCGCACACGGCCTGCCGCACTCGCCGACGATGGCCGGCGTGTTCATCGGCCGCTGACCCGTGCCCCTCCGCCGCCGCCGCCCCCGCCGCGACAAGCCGAAGCGGCCGGAAGGCTACTACGCCGGCTGCCCGATCCCCAAGCCCGGCCACGGCCGGGCCGACCGGAACCGCCGCGACGGCCTGCCGCTGGCGCCCGACGTCCGGATCGTCGACGAGGCCGTGCTCAACTGGGCCCGGGCCCGCGGCGTGTGCGAGGTGTGCGGGCGGATCGTGAAGACGGAGCCGCTTCACATAAAAACTGTTGGGAGCGGGGGAAGCGACACCTACGCCAACGTGGCCGCGGGGTGTAGAGCGTGCCACGACGCGACCCAGGACGACGGAGAGCGAGGGAAAGAGGTACTGCGGGCGGCAGTCCGCCGTCGGAGGGCGTATCCCGATGGAAGACCTCAACTCTGACATCGACGACCTGGTGATCTGACCCTCGCCCGCCAGCCGATGCCCGACAACGTTGCCCAACTCCAACGGATCTACCGTATCCACGAGCGGCTGCGGCGGCGCGGGTCGATGCTCACCCCCGACCAGTTGGCCTCCGAGTGGATCCACCGCGGCTACGCCCAACTGTGGCGACGCCGAAAGAACCGCCGACCGTGAGCACCAGCAGCAGCCAGCCTCACCGCCTCGACCGCGCGGCGTCCGCCCCGACGCCCAAGCCGCCGCAGGCCTGGTGGCTGTCCACCCCCTTCCAACAACCGGAAGTTCGGCCGGAGACGGCCGAGGAGCGGCGCGAGCGACAGGCACGGGCACGGACGCACAACCAGTAGGACCGACCCCATGAAGATCCGCGAACGAATCACCTTCGCCCTGCTGACCATCCTCGTCCTCGCCGCCGGCGCGCTGTGCGCCGCCGGCTGCGCCACCGCCCCGCCGCCGACGATCCCCCAGGTGACGAGCGGCCGCACCGCGCTGGCCGCGACCGAGATCGGCATCAACGCCACGGCCACCGCCGCCGAGAAGCGCAAGGCCCGGCCGTGGGTGCTGACCGTCCGTGCCTACCTCGACGCGACGGAGGCCGCCGCCCGCGCCGCCCTGCCCGTGCCTCCAACGGCCAAGGACCTCGCCGACCTGGCGGCGTTGGACGCGGCCCGTGCGATCCAGCGCGCGGCTGACGAGGCGTTCGACGCCGTGTGGGCCGCCGCACGACTCACGTTCCCGGCGACGCGGCCGACCGAATAACCCCCTATGAGCCCGCGAGGGCACCGCCGTAGGAGTGCCCCGCGCATGCCGACCGAACCGATCGCCAACGTCCTGCCCGCGTGGGCGCAGATCCTGCTCGCCGCCATTACCGCCGGCGGGATCATCGACCGCACGTTCGCCCACTTCACCCGCCGCGCGCGGCTCGCCGCGGCCACCGCCAAGGGTGAGCAGGCCGCGGCCGAGAAGCTCCGGGCCGAGCTGTTCGCGATCGTCGACCGCCAGCAGGCGCAGATCGACGCGCAGGCAAAGAAGATCGAAGGGCTGGAGACGGACCGCCAGCGGCTCTCCGAAGAGAACACCGCCCTCAAAACGCGGTGCCAGCACCTGGAGGGGGAGATCGTCGACCTCCGCCGCCGGCTGAACCGGAAGGAAGACCGGCCCGGCAACCCTGGCCTCGTGCAGACCTGATCCCCATGCCCCGCCGCCCTACCGCTGACAGTTTCAGCCGCTGGATGTGGCCGACGGTAATCGCCGTCGTCGCCTACGTCCTGCTGGCGATCGCGTCGGCCGCGGCGCGCGGGCGGGAGACGTGCCCCGCCGAGGCTAAGGCCGCGGCGGAGCAGTACCCGCGGCCGAACGACATCGAGCTCGCCATCCTCGGCCGGTGCGTGCCCGCCGACGTGCCCGCCGCGGTCTACCTGGCGACGGTCTACGACCTCCCCGACGGCACGCTGGTCCTGATCTACGGCGGGGACGTCGACCTGTGGGACCGTTGGATGATCCGCCGGGCACTGGAGATCAGCCAGCCGGGCAGGCGGCTGGAGTGGGTGTACGTCGAGCCGCCGCCCGTCGAAGAGGGGCCGCCGCCGGAGATGCTGGAATAGCCCTTTGAACATCGAAGCCCAGAACATCCGCAGCGCGCTGGTCGACTGCCGCGACGGCACCCCCCACCGAGCCCCGCTGCTCCTGGTGACGTGGCCCCGCCTGCGGAAGCTGATCGTCCAGTCGGCCAGGCAGCACGGCGCCACCGAACTGGCCGGCCAGCCCCCGACCGGGATCACGCTCAAGCCGACAGCCCCCGCTGACCTCCTCACCGTGGAGATCCAGCACGGGCGGAAGTGGTTCCAGCTCAAGGCCCTCTCCCCCGAGTTGCGGCAAGCGATCGCCGAGTCTTCTGGTTGGCGACCCCCCGCGCCGCCCCCGCCGGTGACGCCCCCGCCGCCGGCGATGCCCCCGCTCACCCGGAAGGTGGCCGAGGGGGAAGGCCCCCGCGGGAACGGCGTCGTCTGCCGCGGCGGCGACCACACGATCCGCGACTGCCACTACGACAACTTCGAGCAGAACATCGTGGCCGAGGGGTGCGGGTCGCTGTCGCTGACCAACGTCCGCAGCGTCAACGCCTACCGCGACAACCCCGCGCAGCAGTACGAGGGCCAGGGCCTGTACGCCCGCGACGTGCGGGGCGGCGTCACCCTCCGCGGCTGCGTCCTGGGCGACAACGGCTGGCGGGCCGGCAAACCCGTCGCCGGGCGGTCCAAGTACCGGCACAACCTGTACATGGACTTCGGCGCGCCGGTCGACATGGAAGACTGCATCGTCTTTCGCGCGCCAAACTGCGGCCTGCAAACGCGGGCCGGCGGGCGGGTGAAGAACTGCGTGTTCATCGACTGCGGCATTGGCATCATCAACTCGATGGGGTCGCTGGTCGCGGAGGGCGTGGACATCATCGGCGGCCGGTACTACTGCGAGCCGTCCGGCAACTGGGGCGGGATGCTCGGCGTCCTCGCCCACCACCCGACCACCCTGCGGGACGTGCGGATCCTCCCGCTCGCCGGGCAGTTCGAGGGCGACGAGGCCGCGCGCAACGCCGGCGGCCGGATGTTCTGGGGTCCGGCGCTGTCGGCCCGCACGATGCCCAAGCACTTCATCGACGGCCACCCGCGGTACAAGCCGCCCGGCACCCGCAAGCTGTTCGCCTGCGAGAACGTGCTGGTCAAGGGGTGGCAAGAGCCGAAGGTCACCGGCGACCTCGACGGCGACCAGTCGTGGGCCGGCGTCCGGCACGTGGCGGGGTCGGTGACGCTGGACTACCAGCCGATCCTCGACCTCGTTCTGGCGAACGAAATCCCGGTGGTCGAAGGGGTCCGCCGCCTCCGCGACGCCGCGGCCGCCGCGGTGAACTAACGCCCCCGAAGGGGAGCCGCCCATGCCCACGAACCCCACACTCGAAGCCTTCGTCCGCGACCGCCTCGCCGACTCCGACGCGGCGATCCTCACCGCGTGGCTGGCGGACATGACCACCATCCGCCCCATCCCACTCAAGCCGCTCAAGGCCCGGCTCCGCGCCATGGTGGTCGACGGGGAAACCGGCGAATCACTCTTCCAGCGCATCGAGGCGATCGTCGCCGACGGCACCAAGCCGATTAAGGTCCGCAACGGGCTGGCAAACTTCCTCGGACAAGCCGCCGACGACCAGACGGAGATCGGCAGCGACGACGACGACACGGGCACCGCCACCAAAACGGCCGCCCTGCTCGGCTACCTCGCCGCCGCCGGCGTGATGACCGCCGCCCACGTCGCCGCCATCTACGCGATGGGCGGCGGCCGGCGGCACGACCCCGCCGTGACGCCGGGGGACGTGGCCGCGGCAAGGGCGGCCGTCGTGCGGGCCGACGCGATCGATGCGTTGCAGCGGGCGGCCGTGGCCGAGCTGACCGCCGCGCAGGTGCTGCACCAGCAGCGAGGCAGCCGGCTCGCCGACCTCCGCAACGACGACACGCTGTCCGTGCCGGCGACGCTGGCCGAGCTGGACGCGGGGGGCGAGTGATGCCCGCCCCTGCCTCCGGGATGTCGCTCTGGCTCAAGGCCGACGCCGGGCTGTACGACGCGGCCAGCGGCGGGAGCGCCGTAACGGCCAACGGCGCGAGCGTGGCCCGGTGGGAGGACCAGAGCGGCAACGCCCGACACGTCACGCAGGCGGCGAGCGGCAACCGCCCGACCTACGTAGCGTCGGCGCTCAACGGCCTGCCCGCCGTCAGTTTCGCGACCGCGCAGGGGCTGCGGAACACCTCGCTCGCGGTCGCGCAGCCGAACGACGTGTACGCCGTGTTCGATTTCGCCGCGGACGCCGGCACGCTGTTTTTGTGCGACGGGGACGGCAGCGGGCACCGGCAGAGCCCGATTTTTCGCTACCCGTCGGCCAACCTGTTCCGCGTCTTCGCCGGGACCGAGGCGGACACCGGGGCCGGGTCGCTAGCCGGCGGGACGTTCCGCCTGATGTCGTTCCGCTTCAACGGCGCGGCGTCCGCCGTGCGGGTCGACGGCACTGCCGTAGGTTCGACGTTCAACCCCGGCGCGCAGGGGCTGGCCGGTGTCACGGTCGGCAACCGCTTCACGCTCAACTTGGGGTTGCGGGGCCGGCTCGCGGAAATCCTGATCTACCCGTCCGCCCTGCCCGACGCCGGCCGGCAGACTGTGGAGCAGTACCTCGGCCAGAAGTGGCTCGGCTGGACCCCGGCCGCCGCCGGCCTGCTCCCGATCCTGCTCGCCCACGGCCTCTACGCCGGGAGTCGCTGACCCATGCCGAGACCCATCAAGCACGGCTCAGCAGATCAGTCGGTAGTCATCCGAATCATTGACAGCACCGACGGCACCCCCGAGACGGGCGTCGCCTGGAACACGTCGGGGATTGCCCTGTGGTACCGGCGGGACGGCGGGTCCAAGGTGGACATCACCGAGGCGACGCTGGCCGCAGCCGACTCGGCTCACGCGGACGGCGGTTTCGTCGCCATCGCCGACGGGTACTACCGCCTCGACCTCCCCGACGCCGCCTGCGCCTCCGGCTCGACCGGCGTCGCGGTCGGCGGCACCGTGACGGGCATGGTGGTGATCGGCGCGTACCACCCGCTCGTCCCGTGGGACCCGCAGGACGCCGCCCGCCTCGGCCTGACCGCCCTGCCCTCGTCCGGCACGCTCGCCGTCAACCCGACGCTCGCCGCCTCGCAGGCGTTCAACAACACCGGACAGACCATCCCGGTCCTGGCTGCCCTAGCCGACGACCGCCTGGCCGGCGCCCGCGCCGTCGCCGCCGCCATCCGCGCGGTGCAGACGGACCGGGTCGACTTCTTCCGCGCCGGCGACAGCACGACGATCGGCTACGAGGCCGGCCTCGCGGAGTGCCTGTCGAAGATCGGCCAGCAGTACGCGTCGCCCCTGTTCTGGGGTGGCGAGGACGCCCAGGCCGGCGTCGGCTACCTCTGCGGCATCCAGTACGCCGCGGGGACGCCCGGCACCGGCGCGCCGAGCCAGTTGGCGGCCTACCTTGACCGGGGTTCGGGCGGGCTGTACCCCGCCGGCTACAGCTACTACACCGCCGGCGTCTTCCTGGCCGACGCAGTGGTGGTGGACCCCGGCTGTCCGCTGGGGCTGGCCGGGCCGATGACGTGGGAGATCCACTACGGCACGTTCGCCAGCGGCACGCACTCGTTCCACCCGACGATCATCCACGAGGCCGAGCCGTACACGCTGATCGTGGACGCCGGTAGCGTCAACGCGACGACGGGCGGCTACGGGATGACCCGCATGGACGTGGCCCTGCCGGCGGACGCCGCCCGCACCCGGCAGCTGAAGTTCCGCACGGCCCGCCTCGGCGTGGACGGGCACGCCGACCCGTTCCTGCTCTACCACCGGGTCGTGCGGGCCGACCGCCCGGCCGGCTGGTCGACCCACGTGCTCGACGCCCGCAACGGCCAGTCGATGCGGTTGGTCGCCTACGACTTGCAACAGGCGACCAACACGACGCTGACCTACTACTTCAGCCAGATCCGCCGCCTACAAGGCCACACCAAGCGGCTCGTCTTCGTCCTCAACGGCTCGCAGAACGACGCCACCGACAGCAACACCAGCGTCGGCCCGGCCGCCGTCGCCTCCAACACCGCCGACGGCTACTTTGACAACATGCTGGCGATCGTCCAGCGGATCACGGGGCTGTGGCGGACGAACGGGTGGGACCCATCCGAGCTGTACTGGATCTTCGAGCCGACGCACCCCAAGGCCGCGAGCGAGGCCGCGCTGGTGACGCAGCAGCGGGAGGCCGCCCGGCGGCTGGCCCGGTTCGTGCCGCAGTCGGTGGCGGTCGACCTGTCGGAGCTGACGACGTACGACGAGCTGGTCGCGGCCGGCTACCTCGACACCGGCGACCTCGCCCACCCCACGGCCAGCGGCTACACGGAGCTGACTCGGCTGCGGCTGTACGAGGTCGCGAAGCGGGGCGAATCCCTGCCCACCGGCGGGATCGCGACGGCCAGTTTCGCGAGCGGCACGAGGGTCCCGCGGGTGACGCTGGTCGACACGACGACGGACGTGACCAACGTCGTGGACGCCTCCGTCTCCCCCCTCGCCTCCGGCACCGTCGCGAGCACCACCGGCACCACGACGACGCTCGACAGCGGGGCCGTCGCGACCGCCAGCTACTACCTCAACGCCCGGCTCGTCATCACGACCGGCACCGGCGCCGGCCAGGAACGACTCATCACCGCCTACAGCGCCGGCCGCGTCGCCACCCACGCGGCCTGGACGACCAACCCGACCAGCAGCAGCACCTACGAGATCCAGCCGGCCCGGGGCGTGGGGCGGGACATCAGCATCACCAACCGCAGCGTCGCCGTCGCCGACCTCTAACGCCCTCCCTTGGCTACGATCAACGTCACATTTACGGGCGACATCGCCTCTGCGGTGACGCTGCTGACCCTTGTCCGATCGGACACGGGGGCATCCGTCTCGTTCGACGCCGCGTTCACCGACGCCGGCAGTGGGACGTGGACCCGGACGTTCACCGCCCCGGCCACGAACGTCACCTACTCGTACACCTACTCCGTCACGTGGACGGACGGGACCACGACGCCCAGCGTTCCGGGCACCGTCTATGTCCCCGCCACCAGCTACAGCGGCCGGTACACCACCGCCGCCCTGCTCCGCCGCCGGTTCGGCACCCGCAACGTCCTCGCCTGGAGCGACACCGAGGGCACCGGCACCGAGGACACGACGGCGGTTCAGGAAGCCATCGACCATGCGGAAGACGTGTTGGACGCGGAATTTAATGGGTCGGTGTACGCCGTCCCCTTCACCGCCACCGGTGCCGCCCTTCCGAAGACCGTCGTCAACTGGGCAACGGAACTGGCCGGCTACTGGCTGTACACGAAGCGGGGGCTGGAGGACGGGGACAAGAAGGGTGACAAGCTCACGGCGATGTACGGCCGGGTGATGGGCGAGATCCGGCGGTACCGCGACGGATGGCCCCGCCGCACCCTGCTCGGCGTCTCCATGCGGACCGGCGTCGGCTCGGCCGTGACGATCGTCAGCCCGCGGGCCCGGAACGTCAGCAACGGGGCCGCGCTGGACCCGACGACGCAGGGGCGAGGCCCGGCGGTCCGGCACGTCCAGGGCGCCGGGTTCATCGTCGGAGGCGGGTAACGCGCCATGCAGATCGAATCCGTCGACATCGACTCCCTCGCGCCGGACCCGCGGAACGCCAAGAAGCACGGCGCCCGCAGCATTGCGGAGATCAAGAACTCCCTCTCCCGGTTCGGTCAGCAACGCCCCATCGTCGTCGACGCCGCCGGCGTCGTCCGCGCCGGCAACGGCACGCTCCAGGCCGCCCGTGAACTCGGCTGGCGGTTCATCGACGTCGTCCGCTCCGACCTGTCGCCGACGGAACTGCGGGCGTTCGCGATCGCCGACAACCGCACGGCGGAGTGGGCTGATTGGAACCTGTCGGAGCTGGCCGACGCGCTCGCCGACCCCGGCGTCGGCGACGTGGGGTTCGAGGCTGGCGAGTTCGAGAAACTGACCGCCGCCCTGGCGACGTCGGAGTCCGCCCCCGACGGTCCGCCGCCTGGTGCGGCGGATCCGGCGACCGCACCGGAACCCACCGACTCGACGCCGCCGAAGTCCGGCCGGTCGATCAAGCTGACCGCCGAGCAGCGCGAGGGCGTCGACGACGCATTCGCCCGGTTCCGCGAGAAACACGGCGCCGACGGTCCCCCGCTGAGCGAGGGGCAAATCGTGACGCTGATCTTCGCGGACTGGGTCGCGGGCAACTGAGAACGGCCGGACGTGGCTGACGACCTCTGGCGCCTCACCTTCTGCCGCGAGGGTCCCGCCGCCGCCGGCGCCCCGCCGATGGAGGTCCGCGTCCGGCGGCTCCTCAAGGCGGCCCTGCGGGGCTACGGGCTACGGTGCGTGCGGGTGGAGTCGACACGGGCGGCAAGGAACCAACAGGACGACGCGACCAGTGGGCAGACGGGGACCAAAGCCGGTTTACGACGTAGAGCGCCACCCATTTCTTGTAAGGGCTCTCGCTCGCGAGGGCAAAACGGCTGACGTAATTGCCCGTGAAATCGGGGTTTCCCGCAAGACCCTGTACGCCTGGGTCGAACAGTACCCGGAAATAGGTGGCGCGCTCCAGGGGGGTCGATGGCTGGCCGACGCCAAGGTCGAAGACAGCCTGTACAGCCGGGCCACCGGCTACACCTACGAGGACCAGGAGGTCCGCCAAGTCACGACCGAGGACGAGCGGCCGGTCGAGAGCGAGCGGGGCAAGCAGCTCGGCCAGACCGAGAAGGTGACCAAGACCGTCCGCACCGTCCGGCGGATGAAGTACCACTGCCCGCCGGACGTAGCTGCCTGCATCTTCTGGCTTAAGAACCGGCGACCGGCACAGTGGCGGGAGAAGGTGGCGGAGCCGAAACCGGAGGGGGCGGCCGGACCGCATGACGTCGCACGACGATTGGCCGCGCAGGTGTTGGGCGACCCGGAGGCGTACGCCGCGGCTGAACTGCTGGCCCGGATGATGTCCCCCGATGCCGCCGAAGCCGCCGCCCCCAACGCCACAGCCCCTGCCTCCGGCGGAACTTGAGCGGATCGAACGGGTTGCCTGGCCGGACCGGTTCGCCGAGTACGCCAGCGGCGGCGCCTTCCGGCCGTTCGCCTACCAGCGGTTCATCGCCCGGCGGATCGCGGCGGCGGTGGCCCGGGGCAACGGCCGGCTGATCGTCAACCTCCCCAGCCGGCACGGCAAGAGCGAGTTGTGCAGCCGCTGGATCCCGACGTGGTTCCTGGACTGCCAGCCCCGCAAGCGGGTGATCGTCGCCTGCTACGGCGCCGAGCTGGCCGAGAACTGGGGCCGGACCGTCCGCAACGAGTTCGACCACAACGAGCGGCTGACCGCCCGCCTGCGGGACGACTCCAAGGCCGCCAACCGCTGGAACACCCCGGAGGGGGGCGGGATGCTGGCCGTCGGCGTCGGCGGCGCGGTGATCGGGTTCGGCGGGGACCTGATCGTCATCGACGACCCGCACAAGGACTGGGCCGAGGCCCACAGCCCCACCCAGCGCAAGCGGGTGATCGAGTGGTTCGGCTCGACGCTGTACAGCCGGTGCGAGCCGCGCGGGACGATCGTGCTGCTGATGCAGCGGCTGCACGCCGAGGACCTCAGCGGCTTCCTGATCGAGCACCACGCGGAGCCGTGGGACGTCGTCCGCCTGCCGGCGATGGCCGAGGAAGCCGACCCCATGGGCCGGCCGGCCGGTGCCGCGCTGTGCCCAGAGCGGTATGACGCCGACGCCCTGCTCCGCCTCCGCCACGGCCTGACGGTCGGCGCGTGGGAGTCGATGTACCAGCAGCGCCCCGAGGCGTTCGGCGCCGGCCGCGCCTACCACCGGTTCGTCCCCGCCGCGAACGAGGACAAGACGCTGCGGCTGCGGCCGGAACTGCCGGTCCACCTGGCGTTCGACTTCAACGTCAACCCCGGTACGCACGGCATCGTCGGCCAGTACGACCCGCGGGCGGATGTCTTCACGGCCTTGCACGAGATCTTCGGGCCGCGGCAAAAGACCGGGCCGACGATGGACGAGTTCGCCCGGGTGGCCAAGCGGCTCGGCGTGCCGGCCGGGGCGGAGGTCGTCGTCTTCGGCGACCGCAGCGGCAAGTCCGAGCACACGACGACGTCGGAGACGGACTACCAGATCATCCTGGCCAAGCTCCGCCAGTTCGGCTACCGCCCGACGCTGCGGGTGCCGGCGGCGAACCCGCCGGTGAAGGACCGGCTCGACACGTTCAACGACGCGCTGTGCGACCAGTTCGGTGGGGTGCATTACCTCGTGAACCCGCTGACGTGCCCGCGGCTGGTCAACGACCTGAAGCGGTGCAAGGAAGACGAGGACGGGCTGCTCGACAAGAGCGACGAGGACCTGACGCACCCGAGCGACGCCGAGGGGTATCGAATCATCCGCCTCCGTCCGATCCGCAAGCTGACGATCACCGGCGCGCCGCCGGTCATCGTGTGAGCCGACCCATGTGCCGCTGCACCCCCGAGATTCGCACGCCGTTCTGCGGCAAGCCGGGATGCGAGGTCCCGCCCCAGTGGCAGGCCCCGCGACCCGCCTCCCGAACGATGGAGGAGCTGACCGAGGAGTGCTGGCACATCCTCGACTCCGCCGTTTTGGGCGGAGACACGGGGATGCGGAACGCCGCCGAGCGGATGGCCGCGCTGCTGAAGGAACTGACCGCCAACACCGGCCTCCGCAAGTAACCCCGCCCCATGCCCGACACCGACCCCCAGCAGCCCGCCGCGCCCGCTCCCCAGCCGGCGCAGGCCGCCGGCGCGCAGACCACGCTGCCGCCTGAAGGTCAGCAGTCGGGCGCGCAGGTCCTGAACAACTGGCTCGGCGCGGCCGGCGTGCTCGGGTTCGGCCCCGGCATGATCTTGTGCGGGGCGGGATCCCCGCTGCTGAGCGGCGCCGGCGGCTCGTGGGCCAACCCGTGCGGGATCAGCGGGTGGGGCGCGGCCGGGTTCGGCGGGCCGACGATCGGCACGTACCGGCTGATGCTCCAGCATCCCACGATCCGGCACGTCCGGGCCAACGTCTTCGCCCCGATCAAAGACAGCCAGTGGACCGTCGAGCGGGCCGAGGAAAAGGAACAGGTCGAGCAGGAGCAGGCGGCCGACCCGATGGACCCAGCGGGCCGGCAGCCGCCGACCGATGGTGCCGAGGATCCCGACGCCGGCCCGGCCGACCCGCCGACCCCCGGCGCCCTCCCGCCCGAACCGCCGCAGCCGAACGACCCGATCGACGAGGCGGTCAAGTTCGTGCAGAAGGTGATGGACGGCCTGCGGCCCAAGCTGGTGCCGCACGCCCTCCGCGGCCTCGACTACGGCCACGCCCCGTTCGAGATCGTCTGGGGCCACGACCCCCGCGGGTACTACACGATCACCGTGGCCAAGCCGCTCGCCGTGTCGTCCTTCCCGCTCACCGGGTACGCCGGGGCCGTCGCCTACACGGAGATCGAGGACGACGATTTCGGCAACCTGAAGACACTCCGCAACGTCGGCGTGAAAGGCGGGGCGAAGGGGGCGACCGTCGAGCTCCACGTCGCCGACCGCAAGGCGTGGCTCTACACGTACGACGGCGAGACGGGCAACCTCCGCGGCCGCAGCATCCTGGAGAACATCCGCGAGACCGCGTGGCTCGACTGGCTCGACGCCCGCCAGCAGTTGCAAAGCCTCGGCTTCAAGATCGCCGGCCGGCAGGCGTACGCCGTCGTCCCCCCCGGGGGTTACGAGCACCCCGTCACCGGGGAGTTCCGCACGTTCGCACAAGACGCCGCCGACGGCCTGACCGCGTTCGTCCACGGCAAGCAGCCCATCTTCATCCGGCCGGCCGTCGAGGGGATGGCCGACGACGTGAAGCAAGTCACGTCGGGCACGCCGCTTGTCAGTTTTGAGGTGGTGGACTTCGGAGACCAGGCCCCGTTTGCCGCGAGCCTGCTCAACCGCATGGCCGCGGCCGAGCGGATGATGTTCAGCGGCTACCTCTGCTCCCCCCGCACCGGCATGGAGGCCGAGCACGGCAGCCGCGCCGACGCCGCGGAGCACAGGGACGGCGGGATCCAGATCAGCCAGGCGATCGCCAACGACCTCGCCCAGCAGGCGCAGGTCCTCGTGGACTGGCTCGCCGAGATCAACTTCGGCCTGCCGCACGGGACGCTGGTCATCAAGAACGCGCCGCTGGTCGACACGCGCAAGAGTGCCTACCTCGATGTGATCAAGGGCCTGCTGTTCAACCAGCAGTTCCAGAACGAGGCGGTCCACACGCTCGACGTCGACAAGATGCTCGACTCGCTGGACTTCCCGCGGCTAGCGAACTTCCGCGAGGTGCTGTTCGACCTCAAGGCAATGCAGGCGCAGCAGTCCGCCCTGCAAGCCCAGCAGCCCCCCGCCGGCGGGGACGGGGCGGGCGAGGGGGATGAGGGCGACGATGGTCCGCCCAACGGCCCGCCGCAGCAACCGCCGACGCCCGCACTCCCGCCGCCGGCCGCGGCTTAATCGAAATCGCTTGCCGGCAGGGACTGTTCGACCCACCGCATCGCCTCGGCCCCGAACCGTTCGCGGAAGAGGTCGATTGGCCGCCGCCGTGCCTGCTGAGCCTCGTAACGCAGCAGGGCCAGCGACGACGGATCGGGTTGCGGCGGCGGGTTGCCCGCGGCCCGCTGTGAAAGCTGCCGGATGCTCTGAATGTCCTTGATCGGCGTAGCCGTCCTCGAGTCTGCCCAGTCGCCCATCATCCGATCATAGCATGACCGCCCCCGCCCCGACGATCCCCACCCACCCCGCGCGCCGCGTGTTCCGCGGCAGCCGGTGGGCTTAGCGTCGCGGGGGCTTCGGGGCGTTCTTCTTGGGGCGGCCGCCCTTCTTGCCGTTGGCGGCGGCGGCCTTTGCTTTGGCGGGGGACTTGCGGCGGCCGAGGGCTGCCATCGCCTTGCGGATGATGTCGGATTCGCTCGGCATCACGCCCTCAGACACAGGCCCAGGATCATCGCGTCGATTCGCCAGACCTCGTCATCGGGGCAGGTGTTCCGGCGGGCCTGTAGTTCGCGGATGGCGGCCGCGACGCTGGGGTTGGCCGACTTCGGCCATCGATCGTCGTCCGGCAGGATCGTGCGGCGGTCCATCGTTGACCGAGCCCACGGCGCGTTGGGGTCGCCGGGGTACAGGTCCGGCAGTCGATACCCCATCCGGTCGAGCCTTTCGATTATCTCGCTCGCCCAGACGCTCCCGGTCAGATCCGACGGGGAGACCGGTTCCCAGTCACCGACCCCGTTCTTGGTCGCCCGCCGCACGAGCGTCGGGGCGTAGTTTGAGCGGGCGAGGGCGAACCAGATTTCAACCCGCGGCGAGCCGGACCCGCCAGCGTCTTCCGGCAGGCTCGCCAGCAGGCGAACCGTGACCCACTGCTCGTCGCCCCCCGACAGGACCGTCCCGAAGATCTTTGGCCGACCGCCGGTCGGCGGGGGCGAGTACGCGACATCGAGCTTTGTTGCCGGCATAGAGCCAAGGTATCCCATCCGTTGGGTTTCCGCAAGCAGAATCTGGAAAGCCGCTTGAGTACCGCTACTACCCATCCCAAGGCCGCCGCGATTCGCCTTTCGCGCGCCCCCACTGGTCAGGGTCATTGGGTGACGCACAACGGGCACCGGATCTTCATTTCAACCGGGCAACACTCGCCGGCTCCGGTGGCCACCGCTGGCGTCCCGGCCGCCGCGCCGGCTACACTCCCGCCAGTGGCGAAGCCCCGCGGGGCGGGTCGCAAAACGCCGCAGCCGAAACCCCCTCAGCGACCCGGCGGCGAGAAGGTTTATCACGGCACCCCTCACGATTTTGAAGGGCTGCCCCGCGTCGGTTCGTACTTCACTCGGACGCCGAGGGCCGCCGAGGTCTACCAGCGGAAGGGCGACGGAGCCGGGCGGGTGGTGGAAGCCCAGATCAATCCGAAAGCAAAGATCAAGTCGATCGACCGCGGGTGGAACGACGAGGACGTACAGGAGTTCTTCAAACGCACGGACCGTTCCGACCTAAACTACGATCATTTTATTGATCTGGTTGAGTCCGACGCCTTCCGGGATTTCCTGCGCGAGAAGGGCTATGACGCCGTGGGGTTCCGCGAAGAATCGGCGCAAGCCGGGGACGTAACCGCTGTCGAACACGACTCGTTTACCACCCTGACCAAGAACGCCTTGGTGGGGCAAACAGAGGAACGCCCACAGGCTCAAGCGGCGGCCCCGGACGCCAAAGACCCGGCCGAGCTTAAGGTGATCTTGGCGCAGCGGCACGCGGATTTCCACCCCTACATCCGCGCCTACTACGGGCACATTGCGCGTGGCGAACCGGAGCCCGACCCCAAGCAGTTCGGCATTCGAAACGCCTACAACGCGGAACTCATCAGAAAACTGTTCCCCTCGTCTTTTAACCCGCCCGCCCCCGTCGCGTCCGGGGGCACCACGCGCCTGTCCCGCGCCTTCATCAACGGCCGCTGGGAGTCCGCCAACGCCGTCGAACTCGCCCGCCAGCCCAGCATCCCCGGCCAGGGCTCGCTGTTCGGCAGCGGGCACTGGGTGATGGTTGAGCGGCACGGAGAACACCACCGGGTGTTCATTCAGGACAAGCCGCAGGGCCAGCAGGGCAGGCTGTTCGGCCAGACCCCCGGCACTGCGTTCGGCGGCGGCAGCGCCCCGACCCCCGCCCACCACGCCGTCGCCCACGCCGCGGTGTCGGCGGTCAAGGGCGCGCCGGGCGCGGCGTTCCAGCCCCGGCAGGCTCCGGCCCCCGCAACCCCAACGGCACCCGCCCCGGCCCCGCAACCGGCCGCACCGTCCGCCCCCCAGATCGACCACGACAAGCTGCACGCCCGCACCCGGGAACTCCGCGCCGCCGGCCAGTCCGGCGGCCAAGCCGTCGTCAACGCCATGCGGGAGCAGGGTTACGAGCCCAAACCCGTCGCGGCCCGCCCCGAGCCGAAGGCGTGGCAGCGGGAACTGGCCCAGCCGGACAAGCCCAAGGGCGAGTCCGAGCCGACCGTCGCCGAGCGGCGGGACGTCCACCCGTCTGTGAAGCGGGCACTGGAACGGCAGCGGAACGCGAAGGAAGCCGGCGCCGCGGCCCCGCAGCCGGCACAGGAGCCGCCGGCCGCGCCGGACGCCCCCGCGGCACCCCCGGCGGCATCTGCCAACCCCCCAACTACCAAGCCGGCCGCCAAGGCGGCCAAGGCCCCGACCAAGGCCGAGATCCAGCGCCACCTCACCGAGCGGTGGGAGCGGGAGGGCGGCGACCTCGGCGTGCAGGACGACGACGCGCTGGCCGACTTCCACTCCCCGTTCACGTTCCACCGGGAACTGCCGGGCGAGGTCAAGACGTTCCTCGAGGGCCGGGCCCACCTGAAGAAGCTGTTCACCGTCACTCAGGACGGCAACAAGGCGCAGGGGGCGGACGCCTTCGGGGCCCTCGGTGACGAGTATTTCAACATCGCCGAGCGGCGCGGGGCGAGCCGGGTCAACGCGGCCCTGGACCACGCCCGCAACCACCACGACCCCGAAGTGCGGCTCATGGCCGCCATCCACGATACGCTGCCGCCGGCGGGCGAGCGTCAGAAGGTCGAGCCGGTCAAGCCAGAGAACCTCGAACTCGACACCGCCGGCACCATCAACCAGATCCCCGTCCGCGTGATGCTGAACGAGGACGGCGAGAAGATCCTCCAGGACCACGGCGACCTCCCCGACACGCCGGTTGACGCGCTGGACCGGCCCGTGCCGTTCGACAAGGGCAGCATCCACAAGGAGGAACTGCCGGACGTGGGGGCCCTGCCGGACTTCACGCAGGGGTTGGAGCAGGATCCGCCGCCGCCCGCTCCGGCGGACGAGCCGGCCCCGGCGCTCCCGCAGCCCGTCTCCCGCCCCTCCGGCGACTCGCCCCTCGGCGACGCCGCGGAGGCGGAGGCCGCGAAGTGGGCGAAGGCGACCGAGGGGCTGACCCAGGAGCAGATCGACTACTACACCGGCCGGCTGGCCGCGGGGAACGCCCAACCGGACGTGGACGAGTCGTTCCGCGCCCGCGCCGAGTCGAACGCCGCCGCCCGCCGCGCCGCCGCGCGGATGGGCGAGAACCTGAACCCGCGGCCGGTCCGCAGCCCCGCGCCCGCCCCGACGCAGACCGAGAAGCGGGTTGCCGCCGCCCGCGCCGACATCGAAAGCCGCCTCGGCCCCGACCTCGGCACCGGGGCGATGAAGAAGGCGCTGCGGGACATCGGCACCAGTACCCCGCAGGCCGCCGCCCCCGTCTCGATCCCCCACGCGGAGATCCAGCGGCGCACGGCCGAGCACCTGAAGAAGGGCATGCCCTACCGCCAGGCGTGGCAGAAGGCACTGGCCGACGCCCACGCCGAGGTGACGAGCCGCCCGCCGGCCGCGCCGGCGTCCGCGCCCGCCCCGGCCAACGCGACGCCCGGGGTGACCCGCGACGCCGCGGGGAACGCCGCCCCGACCGCCACCGACGGATTCCGCCCGTTCCACGCATGGAGCAAGGAGGGCGACAGCCCCGACCGGCGCTACGAGGGCGTGGTCTACGGGAGGGACGCCGACCACGCGGAGCACAACGCCCGGGAGCAGTTCGGCGTCCACAAGGCGTTCGACCTGCACGTCGGGCACAAGGGCGGGCCGGTGGCGAAGAAGGCGGGGCAGAAGGCGCGGGACGTGAGGCTGAGCCGCGCGGCGGACGACGTCGACGCGGTCATGCTGTCCCGCCACAAGTTCAGCAGTACACAGATCAACCTGCACGGCTACATCGCGCAGGCTGTCCTCGCCCACGCGCACGCGATCCCCGACAGCGATCTCGCCGACGGCGGCCGCGAAACCGAACCTCACGTGACGGTCAAGTACGGGATTCACGGGTCGGACGTGGAGGCCGTCCGCCGGGCACTGGCCGATGCCGACCCGGTCGAAATCATGCTCGGCAGGACGTCCGTATTCCCGGCCACTGAAGACCGGCAATCCGACGTGCTCAAGGTCGAGGTGATCGGCCCCGGCCTTCACCGGCTGAACAAGAGACTGTCCGCCGCCCTGCCGCACACCGACACGTACCCCGACTACCGGCCCCACGTTACCCTCGCCTACCTCCGGCCTGGTGCCGGCCGACGGCACACGGGACGGGATGTGGTCGAGGGAATGGCCTTCGTCGCCGACCGCGTGCGGTTCAGCGACCGCGACGGGCACTGCACCGACATCCCGCTTGGCAAGGCCGCGGCGGTGCGGATGTCGCGCGGCGACGGGCAACCCTACTGGTTCACCGGCCATGACGGGAAGCGGCACTTCGTCCAGCCGCACACGCAGGGGTCGCTGTTCGGGGGGCCGCCGAGTCGCCCGGCGCCGGCGCACGCGGCGGCACCGCAGGCCGCGGCACCGACGCCCAAGCCCGCCCCGGCCCCCACGCCGGTTCCCCAACCGGCTCCCGAGCCGGCGACGTCCGCCGCCAATCTGCCGCCCAAGGGCAGGGTTACGGACTTCGGCGAGAAGATCGGCGGGGCGCGGAAGGACATCGCCCGGCCGACCGGCCCGCGCGCCCCCAAGGCGGACGACGGCGACACCCGCCCGGCGTGGGCGAAGCGCTGGGTGTCGATGCAGAGCCTCAAGACCGGCAAGTGGGCAGTGGTGCGCAACGACGGCGGTGGCCAGTCGAACATCATCCTCGACTCCATCTACAACCGCAGCACCGAGTTTGCCACGCAGGCGGAGGCGGACGCCGCGATCCCGCTCAAGGAAGTGGCCCGCAACCACGTCGTCCGCGACGTCGGCCGCCGCGGCGAACCGGCCAACTTCGCCATCGTCCGCAAGATCAACGACCGCAAGTCGGCCACCGTCAAGGGCGGGTTCGCCACCCGCGAGGAAGCCATGAAGTACATGGCGGCCCACCCGGTCGAGATCATCGAGCACAAGTTCCCGTTCCCCGACGAGGTGGAGCACCTGGCGAACGTCGAGCGGACCGGCAAGAGCCGCCGCACGGGCGACGTGTCCCCGGAGGACTTCCAGACCGCGTTCGGGTTCCGCGGCGGCGAGTTCGGCAACTGGAACGTCGGCCGGGAGGGGCAGGAGGCCCTGAACCACGCCTACGACGCCCTGCACGACCTGGCCGACCTGTTGGGTGTCCCGCCGAAGGCCGTCAGCCTGAACGGGGAGCTGGCCATCGCGTTCGGCGCCCGTGGCACCGGCGGCAAGGGGGCGGGCAAGGCCCACTACGAAACCGACAAGCGGGTCATCAACCTGACGAAGATCAAGGGCGCGGGGTCGCTCGCCCACGAGTGGTTCCACGCGCTGGACCACTACGTCGGGAAGCTCGCCGGCAAGCTCGACACGGACAAGGATCCGGCGTTCGCAAGCCACGGGCTGCACACCAAGCACACCGCCCGCCCCGAACTGGCCGACGCCTTCAAGCGGGTGATGGACACGATCACCCACAAGGAAACCGAGAAGGCGATCGAGTCCACCTTCGAGGCCCACAAGGTCGGCCGGTACAAGGAGAACCTGGCCGACCAGATCAAGCGGCTCGAATCCCGGTTCGGTGACGAGGCCCGCTACAACAAAAAGTTCAAGCCGTTCACGCCGGAGCAGCAGAAGCAATGGGACGCCGCCAAGGCGAAACTGCTGAGCGGCGACGTGGGCGAAAAGAAGTGGGTGTATCCGGAACGGACGGGCGGCCGACTCAGCCATAACGCCCGCCCGTCGTTCGAGCCCATCGAGGAGATGAACGCCCTATACAAACAGGCGACCGGCCGCGGGTTCGCCAGCATGACGCCGGGTAGCGACGCGCACCACCTGTTTTGGGGCGTTGAGAACATCAAGACGGCCGAGACGCGGCTGGCCGAGGCCCACCAGGGCCAGAAGGAAACGAAGCGGATCACCACCGACTTCTACGACGAAGCCCGGAAGATCGACAGCTACCGCGGGAGCGACTACTACTCCGAGCGGCACGAGATGGCCGCCCGCGCGTTCGGGGGGTACGTCCGCGACCGGATCGAGGCCGCCGGGAACAAGAGCCAGTACCTCAGCCACGGCAACCGCAACAACTTCCTGAACTCGCAACTCGGCAAGCCCTACCCCGAGGGCGCCGAGCGGGAGGCGATCCACGCCGCGTTCGACCACCTGTTCAAGACGATCAGGACCGAGGCCGCGAAGGACGCCCGGGGCCGCGACACGGTGCGGATGCTCTCCCGCTCCGCCCGCGGCCACTGGTCCGCCCTCCCCGGCGGCGCCCGCGTCTTCCGCCTGAGCCGCGCGTGGGAAGAGGCCAAGCACCCGCGGGCCGAGGACGGGCGGTTCGGCCACACCGCCGGCCAGCACGGGGGCACCGTCGACACCAACCGGCAATTCGGCCTGTTCGCGAAGGACGCCGCCGGCAACCCCGCCGAGGTCGGCGAGCGGGCCGGGCAGGGCAACCTGTTCGCCCCGGGCAAGCCGGCCGCGGCACCCGCCGCCGCCCCGAAGCCGGAGCGGGTCGGCAGCGCCAACGCGTCGGACCCGAAGCACACCGCCCCCCTGCCGTTCGATAAGCCGGCCGGGGGGAAGGACGGCGACCCGTGGGCGGGCGACCCGTACCGGGAGGCGGCGCGGGCCGTGGTCGACCAGATCAACAAGCGGTACGCCGCCGTCGAGGCCGAGGTGACGGCCAAGGTCAAGGGCTACGCCAAGGCCGCGAACGACGAGTTCGCCCGCCGGCTGGAGGCCGACAAGGCGTCGCCCGTGGGCAAGGCACTCGCCGGCGTGGTCGACCGGGCCGCGAAGGAGCTGGCCGCCATCCCCGACGCCGAGTACGACGCCATGACGGCCGAACAGGCGGACGCCCGCGCTCTGAAGGCGGTGGACGCGGCGATCGACGCCGCCCCGGCGGAGACCCGGGACGCGCTGCGGGCGGCACGGGCCGAGATCGCCGACGACCTGTACGCCATCGAGCCCGGGGCGGCCGCCGACCGCACGGAAAGCCTCCTACGCTCCGCCGCCGCCAAGGCCGCGATTGAGGCGGCGACCAAGTCGCTGCCGGAGGGGTTCACCGAACTGGTGGACCTGGACGGCCACGCGGACACGCTGGCTGAGGGCGAGAAGCTGTCCGCCCGCGACGTGGCGGACGAGTGGGACGGGGAGGTCGAGCAGTACCTGGAGAATGAGCGGGAGATCCTGGTGAGCGAGGCGTCCGCCCCCGCCGACGCCCCGGCGTCCGTCCGCGAGTACGTCGACGCCCACAACTACCGCTTGCAGGAGGCGATGGAAGAGCGGCCGGGTAAGGTCGACGCCGACCGTGTGTTCGCCGAGGACGACAACGGCGTCCGGGCCATACCCGCCGCCGCCGGCCGGGCGTTCGCCGCCGCAGCCAACCGGTACTACGACGAGGAACTGAAGGCCCGCGGGGTTGACGGCGAGGGCTACCCGCTCGGCGTTGACCCCGAGTCAGACGAGTATGAGGACAAGTACGACGGGGACGCGCCGGCGGAGGCCGCCCGCGCCGCCGTACTGCGGGCTACGAAGGAAGCCCCGAAGGAAGCCCGCGGCCGACTGAAGGACGACCGGGACGACCTGATCGAATCGCTGGCGACCTACGGCGAGTTGCCGGCCGACCAGTTCCACTCTGACGACGAGCCGCCGGCGGCGAAGTTGTCCCGGTCGGCCCGCGGCGGCACCTGGTCCCGCGACGCCGGCGGGCGGCGGGTGTTCAGCCCCGCGGCCGCCTGATCCACGCTCTAACCCCGCACCCCGCACAACCCACATGAGCCACGCACCCGACACGCTGATCCTCCGCGCGCCCGCCGACAAGCCGGCCCGCAAGGGCGACGCCGACGCCGCGCGGCTCGGGCTGCCGAAGGACCGCCTTGGCGTCCCCTGCTTCTACTACTGGAAGTCGATGGCCGACGCGGACACCGACTACGCCCACCCGAACCCCAAAATGGGCACGATCCGGTTCAGCCGCAAGGACCTCACCGACGCCGACCGCTACACCAAGGAGTGGATCGCCGACGGCGGCAAGCCGTTCCTCCCGATGGGCCACGGCACCAGCGGCAACCAGGGCTTCCTGAAGGACACGAAGTTCGACGGCAAGACCCTCTGGGGCCTGCACCAGTTCGTGGGCGAGACCGCCCGCGAGAACGCGGCCAAGCACGAGACCAGCGTGTGCCTCCGCCGCCGGTTCAAGGGCGGCAACGGCAAGGTCTACCCCATCCTCGTTGAACACAACGCCCTCGTCGCCGACCCGGTGGTGATGGGCCTCCCCGACTACGTGGCTCTGTCGCGCGGCTCAGGCGGCCCCGCTGACACCCTTCCCGTCTACACCCCGGCCGCCCAAGGAACCCCCCACATGCCCAACGCCGAACAACTGGCGAAGGCGAAGGAACTCCTCGGTACGCCGGATCTCGCCGACGACCAGGTGTTCGACGTTCTCATGTCCGCCACCGCCGTTGCGCTGGAGGACGCCACCCGCTTCGAGCAGGAGAACACCGGCCTGAAGGAGTCGGTCGAACTCGCCCGCCGCGAGCGGGACGACGCCAAGCGCGAGCGGGACGACGCGATCGAGCTGTCCCGCCACGCCGGCGGCCAGCCTCACGCCCCGGCCGCCCCCTCCGCCGCGGAGATCTACTACATGAGCCGCACGGTCGCCGCCGCCAAGCGGTCCGTCGTCGAGCGGCGGGCATTGTCCCCCGCCGCGGTCGCCCGGCTGGAGGCCAAGCTGCTCGCGGGCAAGCCGGTCGAGCTGGACAAGATCAGCCTCAGCCGCGCCGTCGAGCCCGACGACCACAAGGTCCGCGACGGCCTGGCCGTCTTCGCCGACGTGCTCGAAGCCCTGGAGTGCAACGTCCCCACCCCGCCCGTCGGCGCCGCCACCGGGCCGCAGGGCGACGTCAGCCTCAGCCGCACGGGCGAGGGCGCCGGCGAGGGCGAGCGAGTCAACCCGTACGAGCCCACGATCAAGGCCCTGACCGGCGACGCGAAGTAACTCAGCCCGGCCCCGGTCCCCGCACGTAACGCTTCCCCACCCACAACCCTCCCGAGGAAACAAGAATGAGCATCACCAACTACCCGACGGTTCCCGCGGTGTACACCTCTCGCTCGGTGGCGCCGCGCAACATCTTCAAGAGCGGCACCCCGGCGTTCTACCCCTCCCTTGCCACGCTCGACGGCACCAAGAGCCGCGACACCGGCAACGACCGCGTCGCCGTCCTCCGTGCCGGCCTGCTCATGGGCAAGGTCACCAGCGGCGGCAAGTACGCCGCGTCGGTCCTGGGCGTCACCACGAACGCCGAGGCGTCCGGCAGCACGTCGATCCAGGCCGCGGCCGCCGTCGTGACGGAGCTCGTCCGCCGCGTCGGCGCGTCCGGCACGTTCAAGCTGATCGGCCCGCCGACCGCCGGCGGCACCGTCGCCGTCGAGACCGTCACCTACAGCGCCGCCAGCGGGACCGACATCACCGTCACGGCGACCACCGCCGCCTTCGTCGCCGGCTCGCTGATCTGCCCGACCGACGGCAGCGAGACCCCGACGCAGCTCCTGACCCCGCAGTACGGCGTCCCGGTCACCAACGAGTTCGGCGACTCGCTGGACCAGACCATGCGGCTGCTCCGCGGCGGCGACATCGACGTGACCCAGATCGTCAACTACCCGTCCGACGCGAGCCTCAAGGCGTGGGTCAAGGCCGCCCTCCGCACGCTGGGCGGCGAGCTGACGTTCAGCGACGACCGGTAAACGCCCCGGCCGTTCCGCCCCCTCTCCCTTCCGCTTCCGCTTCCGCTTCACCACCACAACCCCGGACCGGCCAGCCCCGCGACGCGTGGGGCCAATCTCGCCCCGCGCCGCAGGAGGCCGGTCCGCCTGAACACAGAAAAGGAACAACCCCATGCCCGCAAGTTTGATGGACTACCTCTCGGGCGATCAGCTCACGAAGCTCGCCCAGGCGTACGCGGTCAAGCCCCGCCTCGCCCGCCCGTTCCCGGCGGCCTTCTACAACATGGGCACGAAGGTCTACGGGACCGCCGTCAAGTACGACCTCGTCAACGGCTCCCGCGAGTCGGCCAAGATCACCAACCCGGACAGCCCCTCGCAGGTCGCGCAGGGCATCCAGACCGACAGTCGGAAGGTCGTGGCGATCGGCAGCCGCGAGCACTTCGTCGTCGGCATGGACCTCATCCAGGCCCTCCAGTGGCCCGGCGACATGGTCCGCGCCAACGCCCAGATGGAACTGGAGCGGCAGGTCAAGGCGTTCGTCGACCGGTTCATGAACATCGAGACCAACGCCGTCCACTCCGCGCTGGTCCGCGGCAAGATCGACGTCGGCTCCGACGGGTCGATCCAGGCGAGCACCAGCAGCCCCGTCCGCACGATCGACTACACCGGCGCGACCGGCACGCAGCTCACCAAGGACGGCGCCGGCGGCACGTTCAACATCGGCGACTGGTCCGACGCCAGCACCGACATCGTGACGAAGGTCAAGGACCTCAAGCGGTACATCCTCAAGACGTACGGGTGGGAGCTGACCGACGTCTACCACGGGATCAACGTCGGCGCGAACCTGGCGAAGAACTCTGCGTTCCGCGAGTACCTCAGCCGCCACGAGAGCTACCGGAACCAGTTCGTGTCCGCCGGCGAGATCGCCCCGGGAACTTTGGGGCTTCGCTGGCACGCGGTCGACACCGCCACGACCGTCACCGGCGGCTCGGCCACGAGCTGGGCCGGCGACAACTTCCTGGCCTTCTCGCCCGACCCATCCGACACCGGCTGGTACGAAGGGTTCGTCGCGGGCCTGCCCGCCCCGAGCGGCCTGACGAGCGAGGCGGAGATCAAGTCCGCCATGCTGTCGCCGGAGACGCTCGGCGCGGCCTTCCCGGTCAAGTACGGCGTCCACAGCTACACGATCTACAACGCCGACCCGATCAGCGCTAAGATCGTGACCTCGAATTTCTCGCTCGGCGTGATCAAGGCGCCGAACGTCTTCCCGAGAGGCGTTTGCGCGTAAGGCGCGCCGCCCGGCCCCGAACCCACCCGCACCGCCGGCCCTAACCGGCCGGCAGTGCCTTCGCTATGGCTAAGACCACCAAGCAACCCGCCGCCCCCAAGCCGTCCCCACCCCCGCCGGCCGTGGGCGATGTCGTACTCTACTGCGCCCGCGCCGATTTCGGCGGGACCGAGGACCGCGCGGCGATCGTGGCCGGAGTGGCAGACGGCGGCGCCGTCGCCCTGCACGTCTTCCCGGCCGCGGCCGACGCCTACCGCCTGGCCGACGTGCCACGGGACGAGTCGGGCAAGACCGTCGGGACGTGGCGTAGCCGCTGACCGCCGCCAGCTCACCCCGGCGCCGGGGCTTCGGCCGCCGCCCGCACCACCCGCACGTTCCCCGGGCCGTTGGGACCGCGGGCGGCCGCGGCGAGGGCGTCGCGGCAACGAAACAGGGCCGCCGGGTTGTCCGGCGACCCCGCGACGTCGACCGTACCGTCGGCGAAGTCGACCACCCACTCGGCCGCCTGGGTGTCACCGTCGAGGCGGACGAACAGCACGCCGGGGAGGAAGCGGACGAGCCAGCGGCGGCCGGCGATGTCGTGGTGGTAGAGGGTCACGCCCGCGGCCTCCTACGCCATCGCCCACAGCAGCGGGCGGTCGTCGTACTCAACCCGCTCCCGGGCCATCGTCGCCTCCCGCTCCGTGATCGCGTCCAGGTCCTCGGCCATCTCCGCGAGTCGCAGCACCCGGAGGGCGACCGCGAACCACGTGACGCCGTCGAGGCACGACAGCACGGCGTAGCACACGATGTCCTCGGACGCGTCGCCCGCCATCCGCTCGGCGTGCCGCCGCAGTCGCGGGGCCAGTTCCGTCGCCGCCAGGGCGTCGCCGGCCGCGCCGGTGCCGTTCCGCCCGCGGGCCGCGGCGACGTCGACGGCCACGAGGGGGTCGGCGATCAGCCAGTCGGCCATCGCGTCGTCGAGGGGGCGGGTCGGGGGCGGCTCGCGACGTAGAGGGTTCGGGGCTACCATCGGACTCCTTGGTTGGCCCCGGTCCGGTTCATCTGCCAAGGTTCGCCGGCCGGGGCTGACTTGTTGATGCCCGCGCCGGGGCGTGACTCCCGGCGACTCACTGGCGGGCTACTTCCCGACCTTCCGCCGTTTCCCCTTCAGGAACGCCGGCACGATCCCGCGGGCCTTGCGGTCGTCCGCGGCCTGCTGGGCACCGCGCTTGCGGGAACGGGTGGTGAGGGCGTCCCGCTGGCGGGCGATGCAGTGCGTCACCTGCGGCGGCAGCACGATGCGCACGGAACCGGCCCCGTCCACGTACTGGAGGAACACGGTGTCACCGGACTTGTCGCCATCCCGTTGCCGGTAGGTCTGCACGATGAACGTCTGGGCCTCGCCGACCAGCGGCGTCGCGACCTGAATTGTCGTCGGCTGTGTGCTCAGCACGTCGGGCACCCCGAACAGCGCACCGAGCTTGCGGTCGAACAGGTCTTTCCGTGTGTCCTCTGACATGGTGGCTCCTTCCGGCCGTCCGGCCGGGGTTGTGGTCACTCCGCCGGCATCCACGCCGCCAGGATTCGCCCCGCGACGGCGAGGCCGGTCAGCACGAGGTACGCCAGGCAGATCGGGACGGCGAGGGACATGGGCGGCTCCTTGGTTGGACGCCCACACAATACAATAACAGTGCTGGGTCAATCAAGCGATTTTCCGAGGAATTCCGCAGAGTTGTTCAACGATGGCAAAACATCATTGTTGGGGCTAAGATTCGGGCATGTTGGACGCCCGGAAGGTACGTGCCCGCCGCGAAGCCCTGACGCTCACTCAGGGGGAGGCCGCAAAGCGAGCCGGGTTCGAAACTTACCAGCAGTGGGCGCGGCTTGAGCAGGAGAACCGCGACCCCCGCGCGTCCACGCTCGCCAAGATTGCCCACGCCCTCCGCTGCAAGATCGAAGACCTGTTGACCGACTGATCCCCTGACGCACCCTGGCCCCGCCCCGACGACGGCCGCCCCGCGCGGCCGGGCTCTCCCATGCCGACGCCGACCGTCAACGACGACCCGATGAGCAAGGTCCACGCGGCCCTATGGTCCGCGCTCACCGGCTACACGAAGTGGGCGAACCTGATCCGCGCCGGCAACCGCGTCCGCTTCGACGAGGGGCTGAACTGGCCGGCGAACCGCGACCGCCAGATCCAGCCGGGCGATACTGCCGAGGTGCGGCTGGAGCAGGGGGCGTTCACCTTCGACCTGTACAACTGGGACGCCTCGACGACGAAGATCGTCCAGTCCTACCCGCTCGTCATCACCGCCGAAGACCACGACGTCATCCCGCTCAACCGCGTGAAGTGGCTGACGCTCGCGGCGATCAAGAACGCCGGCTATCGGCTCGGCCTCGCCGGGTTCGTCGCCCGCGTCACGATCCGCGACGGGAAGGACAGCGCCAGCCCCGGCAAGCCCGCCGACCGCGGCAGCAACCGGTGGGTCACGCTGCTGACGATCGACGTCGACATGATCATCCCCGACACCGACCTCGCGGCCGACACGTTCACGCTCACCTGAGCCGCCGGCCACCGCCCCAACCCAACAACTCAGGAGACCCCCGCTATGGCTGCGATCTTCCAGTCCGGCCCTTGTTCGCTCCGCTACTCGCCCGCATCCCAGTACGGAGGCAGCGGTACGTCCGCCCTCGGCACGACCGCGCCGTCCTACTCGGACATTGGCTACAGCAAGGACGGCATCCGTGTCCGCCAGCAGCTCCACCATCAGGAGATTCGCACCGACCAGGGCGGCATGGGCATCGTCAACGGTGTCTGCATGGGGCAAACCATCTATGCCGAGTTCTCCCACGTGAGTTACTCGAAGATCAAGGCGGCCATCGCGGCTCACAGCCCGACGGGCGTTTTGTACACGAACGTCGGCAAGCTGCTGACCCACCTCGCCGGCCCGCTGGTCATTACCCCGCTCGCGGGGACACCGTGGGCGACGGAACTGGGGGTCGGCAAGAGTCGGATTCTGTACAAAGCGCTTTTGGTCACCGACGTGGATTACCTCATGGGGGCTGGGTACTCCGAGGGGCGATGCACGTTCCTGGCCCTACCCGACGATGGGGTGTCGGACAAGATTTGGGAAGACCTCAACACCCCGGCCTGACCCCATGCCCACGCTCACCTACACCGCCGCCGTCGGCGGCGACGAACGCCGTGCCGCGGCCGTCGCCCTGCTCGCGTCCGAGGCGGGCGATCGCCTGCTCGTCACCGACGCCCCGTGCCCAGAGGCGGAAGCCGCGGGCGTGCGCGTCGTCGTCCTGCCGGGCATCGACCCCGCGGGCGAGCAGTACCTGCCCGCGCAGGTCGGTCGCTGGGCGGACCCCGCCGACTACGACGCCCTGCTCTACCGCCCCGCCGACGGCTCCGCGCCCGTCGAGATCCCCGGCGGCGACGCCGGCCGGCAGTTCCTGCGGCTGTGGGACGCCTACAACGGCCAGCTCGTAGACGCCGCGGCCGCGCTCGTGTTTCTGCTGACCGGGCAACGGCCGGTGGACTCCGACGACGTGATCCGCCGCGAGCACCTTGCCGACCTTACCGCCCGGGCGAACCCGCTCACACCACCCGTTGGCCGTACCCCGCCCGTTGTCGGCTGATCCTGAACCTTAACCCCTGATCTGCCTGCTCCCCTCCCGGCGGCCGGGCGTCTTCGTGTGCCCGGCCGCTTTGGGGAGCGGCGTCACCACCTACCGGCCTGGGAGGGCCGCAGACACATGCTCGACCTGAGTGTAACGACCGACCCGACGTTCGATTTCAAACTGCCGGACGGAACGGCCAAGAGCTACGACCTCTGGGACGTGTACGAGAAGGTCCGCGTCGCCTCGCAGAAGGCCGCCGACGCCGCGGCCGACCAGGCGGCGTGGAAGGCCCGCGCCCGCGACGGCGAACCGAACCTCGGCCCCGAGCCGGTGGCGGTGGACCCGTACGACGCCATCCGCAGCGCGTTCGGCTTCCCGACGGCCGCCGAGGCGGCGAAGTCCGGCGCGTTCACCCCGACCCGCGGGCAGTGCAGCGTCCTCAGTGCCGCCGTCGCCGAGCGGGTGGAGGAGCTGCCCCACCTAAAAAAGCAGCGAGGGGCGCGATAGTTCTCGCGCAGGCGGGGATCTCCCTGTCTGAGCAGAACGCGATCGGCCCCGACCGGCGGTACGCCCTCGCCCTCGCCGCGCGCGAGTCCGAGGCCCGCCGCCGCTGGAACTTCATCCAGGACCTGTCGGCCGCCCTCGCCGGCAAGGACCAGGCGGAGGCGCGGCAGAAGTACCTCGCCGATCTGGTCCGCCAGGCATTCCCGGGCGAGCCGGACACCGCCCTTGAACTGCTCGAACAAGTCACCCGGAAGGGGTAACTACCTGTGGCGATCAACTACACGACCCTCTTCCAGCGCGTGGGCCGGTTCATCTATGTCTCGAACCAGCTTCTCGCCGCGCAAAACACCTACCGCGGGATTGGCACACACGCCGACGGCATCCTCGACGAGTACGCCGACCGCCGCGACCTCGTCGACGGGCTGCTGCCGACGTTCGACGGCCTCGCCGCGCAGATGGCCGCGCAGGTGCTCGTGCTCAAGGGCTACGTCGACCGCACGCTCGGCGACCTCCAGGCGGAACTCAATACCCCGTCCGACGACGTCGCCGTGATCCTGCCGCGGCTGTATGAGGACATGGTGCTGAACGGCCACACGGTCGACGCCAGCACGATTGGCAGCCCGTCGATCGCCGCCGTCTCCGGCAACACGGGTAACGGCTCGCTCGTGGCGTCCAAGGTCGACGCCCTCGGGCGGGACGCGGAGACGTCGATCTCCGAAGTGGTTCGGTTCACCTGCACGCTGGACAGCTACGACGGCGGCACCGCCGGCGGCGAGCAGTTCAGCGTCGTGGGATACCCGGAGATCAACCCGGAGACGTACGGCACCCGCGGCAACGGCAACGGGCCGACGCTGTCGGTGCTGAACGAGGGCGGGGGGAACATCCCCACCAACGCCGGCTTCGACACCTTCTCGACGGCCAATACCCCGGACAGTTGGGACATCGACGCCCCCGGATCCGGGGGCCCCGGCACGGTCATCTTCTCGGAAGCGTCCACCGTCTACACGGCGGGCGGGATGGCTCTGAAGCTCCAAGGCAACTCGTCGACGGCCACCGTCACCCTGTCCCAGACGATCGCCAGCCGGCTCGACCCGCTCACCCGCTACGTCGGCGGCGTGCGGCTGCGGAAGGGTGCGGGCACGTTCGCGGCCGGGTCGACGCTGACGATCCGGCTGACGAACGGGACGACGCACCACGTCCTGTACTCGGCGGACCCGTCGACACTCACGACGTCTTACGTGCTGCACCACGCCTTCGTCTCGACGGGGGAGGAGGTGTCGTCGGCGTACGAGCTGCAAATCACCTGGACCTCGGCGTCAGGTGTGGCGTCGACCGGACAAATCTTCATCGACGACTTGGCGTTCGGCGAGGCGTACGAGTTTGGGGGGATTTTCTATGGTTTGTTCCGCGGCTCCACAAACTACACCGTGGGGGACGCCTTCACCAGCACGACCAGTAACGGATACGAAGGAACGATCCAGACTTGGTTCGGGAGGTTTTACCCCGGCTTCCAGCTCCCCAGCAACGCCGCCGGGGCCGAGACGATCGACGACGCCCTCGCCGAGTAA